ACTAAGAGATCTGATTAATTTTTTGGCTTCATCTTCATACGGAGTGTTAAGTGTATAGTATGCAACAATTACCAGATCAGATAGAGAAGATGTTGTGTTAATGACTTCTTTAGGCGGTTCTTGTAGTTCTACTTTATCAACACCACTCACAGTTTTTACCAAAGGTATCACCGCCTCTAATGGAGTAGGTGTCATTGTCATTATCTTGGTTGAACTCTTTGAAGATAATTTAGAGATAGAGGCTACAAGATTTGCTGTATATGTACCTAATCTTTGTCTAAATGTTTCTGATGGAACTTTAGGATATGCTCCATGAAAATGAGTTTCTGCATGAATATTAGTATTTCCTAAATCAAATCCTAATAAGTAGATTTCACGATATCCCGCCAGGATTGCAAATTGAATTGCACAATACCCACTATTATCCCCATGACAAAATTCCTTAAGAGAAAGACCAAACCCTGTTCTATCATGTGTACTAACGTCTGACTCAATAATAGATGTAAAGTGTTCAAGCCCAGCATACCTAAGGTTATTCCTAACATCAACATAAGATCCATTTATCTCCTGGATATACTTATGTCCCTTATTAATTATAAAATGGCTACTCTTTGCCTTGGATGTAATATTTTGTACAGGTGCACCAACCTTGCCAAAAAAGCTATAATCCATTGTGATAAAGAATGTAGGATTTCTTACCAGATCGATTGACTTATTTACACAAATAACATCTTCACCATTTAGAAATGAAAGATTTACATCTTTAATTGAAGGACCACCGCCTAGAATAAAAACTCTTGTAGAACTCTTTGCAGAAAAACTTGTTCTCTTATTTATAGGTACACTAGGTCCATTATTTATTTGTGGTACTTGCCTTTGTGGTTGTACCTGGTTTGTAACCTGTATTGGCCTATTGGGTTGTACTCTAGTTGGGTTAACAATTATTTTAGGAATTCTCCTTTTCATCTGCAGGTTCTTAATTTTATTATTTATCTGTAAGCAAAAAAAGAGGATCTGATTACTCAGATCCTCGATCAAAACTAAGATCTTAACCACCTTATGCTTTTTCTACTACCGGTTGAATAGTCTCTTCTTGAGTTTCATTAATAACAGGATCCTGGCCATTTTCTTGGTTAACCGGTACAAACGCTTTAATTGCTTTAGAAACTAATTCTGCATCTTCAAGCGTGAATGCTCCTTTTGACTGTGCAATACGAGCGGCCTGGATTAAAACATTGACTGCCTGTGCTTGGGTTAATTCCTGAGGATTTTGATTTTCCATATCTATTGTTTTTTATTTATATACAAGTTTACTTATCTTGTTTCAAATAATTTCAATAATGTTTTCAGGATCTTTACCAATAGGAACTACAATTGATAAGATACCATTCTCAACAGATGCCTTTACTTTTTTAACATCAGCATCTTCTGGTAGAGTAAATGTTTTGTCAAAAGCAGAAGTCCAATGATTTTCTTTTTCACAGATAACATTAAGACGGCCTTTGATGATCTTAACCTTTAGGTCTTCTTTAGTTAAACCAGGTACTGCAATTTCCAACTTATAACCATCATCAGTTTTTTCTGAATAGTGATTACCTAATGAAGTTACTGTTGTTGACCATGTAGGCCAATCTTTAAATGTGTCCTTTAGCAGATCATCAAAATGATTTGAATTGTAATAAAACATAGCTTAATTTTTTTTTAGTTTTTTATTATAATAGAGTTTCCCCTATTTGTTTATTATAACTATAAAAACCATGCAAAACTATATTTTTAAGAAAACACTACAAAAAATGTCATGGATTTCATGAAAACTCAAAAGTGTCTATGACAATAAGTCAGCGACCTTGACCTCTATATGGCTTAACGTAATTCTTTGATTTCTTATTCTTAGACTGTTTAGTCTTAGCCTGAACCCCAGGTCTACATACCTTAGGTTTACTTTTGAAAGAATTTGTTACACCGGCTTTAGCTTTTGCCATTTCATATTTTCTATTTTTTAGAGGCTTGTTAACATATCCATCAATTCTTGCTGAGGGAACATATCAACTTTATCTTTTCTTGTATTGGTATGAGTCCAAAGTCCTTTGGCTTTACCATAATAAGCATCTTCATTCCATTCAAATGCGGCAGCACCATTCTCCTTAATTAAAGCAGGTAATCCTGATCTAACATCAATGTTGTCTCTTTCAGCAATCCAAAGAATCCAAAGTCTTAATGATTCAATTTGAGCGTCTGAATAGCGATGCCATATTTTATGACCACGGAACGGCTTTGCTAATTCAACAGTTTGTGATTGTGTAACTTGAGTACCTGCATATGTTTTACCATTTACTACATACCCAAAATTACATACCTCAATTCCTACTGAATTCTTATGCATTTTTTGAGATCCACATTGACCTAAGTGCCATCCATAATTTCCTTCAGGAAATGCTTGGACCATTACACCATCGTACTTATCGTCATTACCTCTAACCGAAGGGCCTCCTAGAACAAATTCAGTTGCGATTTTTCCACGAGTATCCTTTGCCCAGCTATCAATAGTGTTATAAGGATTATGCCATCCTGCGGTATGGTGAAGGAATACCCATTCAGGTTTAATAGGACCTGGCAGGTATTCATCAGTAGGCATATAATAGCGATTAACTATTAATCCATTTGATGTCGTATAAACTTTTTCCGAAGCATCAGTAGTAGCAACACCCATAGCGTTCCAAGTGGCAGGACCCACAATACCATCAGCGGTAAGACCATTTGCGGCTTGCCATTTTTTAACAGCGGCTTCAGTTCCTGGTCCAAAATTCCCGTCATCTTTAATACCAAGGAATCTTTGTAATTCTTTAACATCATTTCCCTTGGAGCCTTTCTTTAATATCATAATGGTTCATTTTTTCTATTTATTAGGCTTTCCGCCATTTCTTCTTAAATTCTCTTCTTCATAAATATCAATAAGAGTATCAACAATAGGATCTCTGTGATTTTGAAATAGAGTAATTGCAGCAAGATGCTTTATTTTCTTTGCGCAATTGTACAAAAATCTAAAGCCGGAGTCACTCTTATTCTTTAAGTCAACCTGGCCATCATCTCCACAGATAATCATTTTGGAACGAAGACCTACCCTAGTAACAATCATTTCCATTTGTTCATTGGTAACGTTTTGTGCTTCGTCAACAATAACACACGAGTCAAGAAATGTTCGGCCTCTCATAAATGAAACTGGCACAATTTCAATTTGACCACTTTGAATAAAGGGATCTATTTTATCCTTACCGTACAAAAGATACATGTTTTGATAAATTGGTTGTACCCATGGATCCATCTTTTGGTGAAGATCACCTGGTAGGAATCCTATTTCTTCTTTTGATACAGTAGGTCTTGTAATAATTACTTTTTCAAAATGCCTACGGAATAAACCGTCAAGGGCAATTTGACATGCTAATAGCGTTTTACCACTACCTGCTTTACCAGCAAGGAGTGTTATAGTATTTGCTAAGATTATATCTTTTGCAGATTTTTGTTCTTCGTTTAGAGGTATCTTAAATTTTATTGGGTTTTTTATAGTTCGTTTTTCACGAAACACTTCATCATCATAGGTTCTAGCTGGCATACCTTTTTATTTTTTTGAGTTAATAAGTTCATAAGTATATACTTATGGCTTAGGATTGTAATGTTTAACTGGGGAGATTTCTTGTTTGGACGCCACTACATCTTCTTTAGTTTCAGTGACTTCAGGTGTTATGGTAACATGACCTACCTTTGAATCACCTATGATAGATGAGGCTTCCACTTTTTCTTCCACTACAGTAAGGGCTTCTATTTGTGGTTCTGTAGGTACCTCGGCCGGTTTATTTTCAATTGCCGCCTGTAGAGGTTCCTCAGTTTTTTCAGGTCTAATATAATCAACCAATGATTTAATGAATCCTAGAGCCACAATAGGTAATACGGCTCCACTCACAATTGAGAGAATTCTTTTTTGGAATATAGGCTCTTCCTCTTCAAGACCAAACAGTTCTATCCAAGGCATATAGTTTTCAAGATTTACAAATGCATGAAATGAATTTGCCATCATTTGGAATCCGGTTAAAAGTAGGAATAGAGTCCATACCATTGTTTTATTTGTCTTATCCAAGATAATAATAGCAGCAAGAGAAGCAGCTGCACCCAATTCAAATCCAATAGCAAGAGCCCAGTTCATAATGCCATTATGAGCTAGGTCAAAAAATGCAACAGAGTTAATCATAGAGATTGTAGCTACTAAGAAATAAAGACTACAAAAGATACCTATGATAAAATAATGAACGAGTTTATTTTTCATGACTTAGTTTTAATATTTATTTCAGATTAAATCTGTGTGTATCCGTAATATACTATTTAACCAACCACCTTTCCATTCAAAATTATTCATCTATATTAATAAATTTTAGTTAGCACGAATATATCGGTGTAAATACTATTATTTGCATTGTTGCTAGACCACTGTGCGGTTACATCCAGAGTATTAGATGTTGTGGTATCAAATGTTGTAGTATTAATTGTATTAAAACCAAAACCTTCTTGTGAACCGCTTGCAAGTTTAAGAATATGCATTTGACCTAATGTTGCTATTCCAGCAGTACCAGCACCACCTATAGCTCTAATTGTAAAATCTATTGTTAGATTCCACACCTGGTTAGTTATACCGCTACCAGGCATAGTTAATGGCCCGCTATCTGCAAGAACCACACTTCCACTTTTAATTCTAAGTCTAAGTGTATTACCATTTTGGGCAGACATAATACCACTCATATTTGCGGTAAAACTATCACCTACTGCAAATCCATTAGCAGGAACAGATAAAGTTCCAACCCCACTGCCTAAAATACTCAACTCCGTTGTAGTGGCTGTAACTGGAGTTGAGTTTGCTATCTGTGAAAATAGGCCTGCGCTGGAACTTGCCTGTGGGCCAGTTGATCCAATAAATCCAGTTGATCCTATTAGTCCAGTTGCTCCAGTAAAACCTTGCGGACCAGTTGGGCCAGGTATTCCGTTTAAACCGGATGTGCCAGTTGCACCGGTGGCTCCAGTAAAACCCGTTCCAGTGGCTCCAGTAAAACCTGTTCCAGTTGCTCCAATTAGACCCGGATCCCCTTGGGTTCCAGTGGCCCCAGTAGAACCCATTCCAGTTGCTCCAATAAAACCCATTCCAGTTGCTCCAATTAGACCTGGGTCACCTTGAGCACCAGTTGCGCCAGTAGAACCTAAACCTGTTGCTCCAATAAAACCTGGATCACCCTGGGTTCCAGTTGCACCAGGATCGCCCTGTGTGCCAGTTGCGCCGGTTGCACCTTTTTGCGTATATGTTACTTGTTGAGCAGTTAAAATTACAGATGGTACAGCTGGGCGAGTAGGACTAAATGTTACGGGTATGTACGTAAGTTCAATATCAGTATTAGGACATGACCAATAGAGTTCAATGTAGTCTCCTGCATTTAGTTTTAGTTGATAATTCCATGCAGCAACATCCTTTGCCCCAGAGCTCGGTCCTGAAATGAACAAAATGGTGTTAGAGTCAGGGATTGATACTCCATTTTTTGCAAACCAAATATCAACCTCTGCCGCTAAAGGAGCGGCAAGTATTCTATTAACCTGTGCAGAAAATTGTATATTATAAACACCTTCATATGCAAATGTTAGTTCCGTGTTATTTTGAATAGAAACACCATTTGAATCTGGGTCAGTGTTATTAAATGACATTACATTAACGGCATTAGGTGTTGGATTGGTTTGTGTTTGTGTACTCCAAAAACTACCCCAATAACCTAATGTACCACCTGCACCTTGGGGGCCGGTTGCACCTATACCGGTTGCACCAATAAATCCTTGATTACCTTGCGATCCGGTTGAACCAGTAAATCCTTGATTACCTTGCGATCCGGTTGAACCAGTAAATCCTTGAGTTCCTGTTGCACCAGTTGAACCAGTAAATCCTTGATTACCTTGCGATCCGGTTGAACCAGTAAATCCTTGTGTTCCTGTTGCACCAGTTGAGCCTTCTCCAGCCAAACCTTGCACACCAGTTGCCCCGTGAATACCTGTTGCTCCAGTTGATCCTATTGCGTATCCTATACCACTACTACCAGGCTGAGGTGGAATGTATCCAGGAAAACATCCGCTATCTCCACCGTTTTTTGCAATTTTTGAATTAAGAATATTTGCAATTAGTAAACATGGAATGCCAAACGTTTCACCATCCGCTCCGGTTGGTGTAGGTACTCCAGTTAAAATTCCTTGCTCACCTGTTAATAAACATTCCTTTAATATGATCTCTGCAGAAACAGCACCAGGTGAAGTTAATGTACAGTTAGTTGATAAGCATATTCTAACAAGACCCTTATTTACAATATGACCACCTGTTGTAGTGTATTGTAAAATCTCAATATCAAATCCTTTTGATCCAGTAGGAACACCAGGATACCAAAAATTTGCAACAACGCATTCAAATTCATTCGTTAATTGAATTTGCATTTCGCAAAAACGATCTAGGTCAAGAGGTTGACCATCAGCACCAAAAAACTGAATATCAATACACGCGGATGTACCTTGCATTATATACTTAATGCAATCTACTTGTGCTATAATTCTACCGCAAATGGTAAGAGCACACGATGGATCACTTGGCGTTGGTACACCTGGTATGATATTTGCCATTATTTACCTTGTAATATTTTGATCTCTTTTTCAATTTCGTTTTGACGCTGTACATCCAACATCTTACGATCTGTTGCTTGGATCATTCTTTTCTCTGCATTTAAGCCTTCAATCTTTACATCAGCCGCAGAGGGAAGCTTATTAATCAATTCAGTGTTTGCTTTAGATTCCTTTTTAAGTCTCTCTAATTCGCTATCAACTCCGCATGATTTAAAGTACAAAAGAATCAAAAGAACTGTGATAACTTTTGATCCATTTTTTGCAAAAAATAAATTAATCTTTTCCATATCTTTACTTTGTTTTGAATTCTTGTTTTGCTTTACTCTTCTCTTTTTTACCTGGAGGTACTCTATGGTAATTTTGAGTTGACCAAGGATCATCTTCCTGACATTGACAATCGTCTTTATGTTCACTGCATCGTGGGCAATAATCAGATTTATCGTCTAAGTAATCTTGTGCATCCTTTTCGGTCTTTTTATCTGATTCATTATCAGTTTCAATGTCCTCAATATGCTTAGCTGCCTTATGTCTAGTTTGGTCTAATTCCTCAGATAGAAATCTAGCAAAAAAAGTCTCGAATGTCTGAATATGTTTCATATTACGTTTACTTTTTTACTACCAATGCGGCATCTCCAGGTTCTACACCACCATATTTAAGATTTTTGGCTGAATAGTCTGTGTTGTATTCTGGAGTAGATGTTTTAGCAGGATCTTCGATCCACACAATTACCACACCGTCTTTATATGCGCATGCTTTCAATACTCCCCAAGTTTCTTCCTTTACAGGGCTCTCTTTTCTGTATTGGTCTCTAACAGCGTCAATTGCAGTGTTGTCATCGGGTCCGTGCTTAAGGTATTTAGTAACCTTGGCACCAACCACAGATTCAATAAAACTTGCAAGTTCTCTTACAACATCACCTCTCCCACTTACATAATCATTCACAAGTCGGTCAGCAAAAGCTCTTACAGAAGAAGCAGGACCTGGTTGTACAGGTATCAGTTCAGGTGTGTAAGAATCGTAAAGTTTATCTAGCAATGCAATTGTCTTGTTGATTGCTGCAACTGCTTCAGATTCATTTGATACTTGCATTACAAGAGGATGAGAGTATCTAAACTTAACAAGCTTGAACCCTATACCTTCCATTGCCCTTTCGAACTCTTTGAGGAAAGACGCGTCAATCTTTCCGCTCTTATCTCCGCGTTTCCAGTTAGTCAAATTCCGAATTGCTTTGTCTATTTCGGGAGATCTCAAGAAGCTGTCTTTGTCGCGAATGTCGGCAAAATCTTGTTTATCCGAAGGAGCTACTGCAGCTTCCAGGCTGTGGCCTCCTCCGTATTGTTGTCTCAAATTGATCTGAAGGAAGTATGGTCCTCCAGACACTGCTTCATTTAATATGCTTTCATTTAAGAAGCTCTCGAATGTTTGTATGTGTTTCATTCATTATTTTGTTTTTTTATATATTCTGAGGTAATGGATTGAGTTTATGATACTCCTTTACTAGGGATAAGAATTTCTTACCATATTCTTGAATATCATCCCAGGTAAGTTCAAAAACCTGAGGCTCATCATTTTCTACACCTATCCAGATTTCTCCACCGTCCGGTTTTTTACCGGTCATTTCCCAATATGCTAGAAAATATGCAGCAATCTGCATAAAATAGTTTTCTATCCATTCTTTTTTCTTTCTCTTACGAGATGTCTTAAAGTCTAGAATGAGTAGATGAGATAAAACATTCTCGTAAATATTATCTACTCTACCTGCATACCCTCCCATCTGGTGGGAGTAGATCGTCTCCTCGATACTTATAACCTTACCAATCTTACTGAAGAGATCATTATTATAAAAACTATAGAATAATTTTCTGCCAACCTCTAATTCATCTTCAGTAAAACCTTCTGCTTCAACAAAAGTAATGATTTTTTCCTGTGCTTCTCTAAGCCTTTCTTTTTGAGTTTCTTTTTCTGAACCTAAATAATATTCAATCATTTGATGCATGATTGTACCACGATTAGCAGAAAACTTAGAGATCTTATCTGCCTCGGCTTCACCAATGTTTTTTCTCCACTTATCAAGTCCAGATGAATCTGTCATTGATCCTAAGATGGTTGTAACTGATGGGTACTTATGTTCACCTATAACATAGTATCGTTTTCCATTTATTGTCTCGGTCTGTAAAAGAGATTCTTTTGTTGCCATGTTTTTAGAATAACCAATTAAAGGCAGAAGTAATGCTGCCCCAATAACTGGAAAGTAAAAGATATACTAATCTTAATAATAAGAAAAGTCCGCCTGTCTTAAATAATGATATAAGAAATGGCCAAAGCTTAATATAGTCTCTATCGGGTGATAGGATTAAAAGATATGCTTCAGCATCTTGTAAATCAACTAGTTCTGGTGCAATAGCATCGGCTATTCCCATATTAAGAAACATCGAGTCATATTCACGAAGTTTCATAAGTACATAACCTTCTCTGGAAAATGGTTGATTAACCACTTCTTCAGGCAGATTAATAACGGTATAAATTCTACCGACCCAATCTACCCTAAAGCCATTTTCTTTTAGGAGCCCCTCATTTTCCAATGCAATAGCTCTTACCTTTCGCCAGATGTTTATTTCATTGATGAGATTAAAAATATACATAGTTCTTTATTTTATCTATTTATGCTTCAGAAAAGAGTTTCATTTTCTCTAACTGTTTCTGAATTATTTTTCTACCTCGGAAAATGCGATTCTTTACCGTCTGTAGATTGATATCTTTTTCATGTTCTACCATGATATCAAGAATATCGTTATATGATTTATGATTAAGGAATCTCTCTATCATGTATCTCTTATACATTGGAGGTAATGCATTAATCGCTTCTTTAGTTAGTCTTACCTGTTCGGTTAAGATATCTTCCTCTGCCCAGAAATCATCCTCGGTTTTTACATGCATTTCTGGTTCAAGGAAACCATCTCTTGCCGGAGGTTCAACACCTGCATCGGTAAATACATTAATACTTATCTTTTTATTGCGGAACCTAATCCATCCAATGCATTCATTATATGCAATACGATAGGCCCATGTAGTTATTTGGTAAGATTCATCATATTGATCAATCTTTAAGTAAACATTTGTTAATGTGGTTGATACAATATCATCAGCCACCGCCGGATCTCTTACGATGTTATTTACATAAGACCATAATCCTGGTCTCATCTTTTTGTAAAGTTCATTGTAAATTCTTTCTGAGCGAGTTTTCTTAAACTCAATTGCCAGTTCTTTGTAGGTTTTAGATTTTGCCATTTGTAAATTCTTTAATTGCCGAAAATTTAATTGGTGAATAATTCCAAAAATCAATGCAAACGTTTACACGATTGGATGATCTTAGATCTGTCTTATGTGAAAAGACGGTATGTCCATGAAAATGAATAGTCCCTGATGATTTTCCATTCCATACTTCCAACGGATAGTGACAGAGAATAGAATCAAATTGAGGAAGTTCAATAATTTGTTGATCAAGAACCTCAACGTTTTCAAACTCATCGGCTACTTCCAGTAGAGATTCATCAGAATTTCCAATCATGAAAAAGATTTTGCCTTTAAGCTTTTTCAAAACAGTTCTTGCGGTATGTGGATCCCACGCAAAATTACCTAAGTGAAAAACGAGGTCAGATGATTTGACCTGCTTATTCCAGTTTTTGATGAATTGATCATTCATATCATCAATACTTGAAAACTGGGTACGCCTTGCAATATCAAGGATTTGTGGCCTTCCAAACCACGTATCCGATGTAATGTAAAAATCAGAGATTTCTCTTAATTGTTCTTCAGACATATCATTGTTTTAAGACAGTATAAAAATACCATCAGTACAAATATAAAACAAAAAAACGAGATTTGAAAATTTTTCGTAGACTTTTTTCTACTTTTTTACAGAAAATCTTTTCTTATCGCGTTCCAGTGTTCTTTCAATCATTTCCTTTGAGTATTCGTCTAGTTTTTGAAGAGATTTTTCATCTAGGGGTTTACCATAGAAGTCTTCATATACTTTCTTATAGATTTCAACTGTGCTATCGAAAGGTACACCGGGCTGGGCATTTGACTCAATAACATAGATCTTACCTTCTTTATCCTTCATCATATCAAAACAGATGTAAGGAAACTTTTCAAATATTTTGCAGTATTTTTCTAAAACCTTTTTATAGTCTTCTGGAATATTATCAACATTTCTCTTAGCATAATTAAATTCCATTTCCTCATCGGTCTTACCATCACCAGATTTTGCCTTACTGTTTGCAGGTGTTCTTTCCATCCAAAAAATAGGTTGACCTTTAAAGTTAAAGAATCTCATTTCCTCTACCTTATCTACATATTCAGAAAAAGTGTCAAATATCTTTTCATCAAGTTCTTCCATTAATTCAGGCTTCTTAATAACCTGAATTCCAATACCGCTATGACCATTTGCAGGCTTTGCAATGATAGGAAAGTTTAATTTCTCTAAAGCCTCGTTTTTTGAGTAAACGGTCTTAGGTACATTTTCATCTTCACCTACAAGTTTATGAAACTCTTTCTTTGATCCAGATAGTGGAATATACTTAGGATGATTATAGATGTTTTCCTCTTTAATCAATTTTCTTTTTAGTAATTCATCAACTATAGTACTATGATAATTAAGTACAGGGTACTCAGGATTAATGTCTAACTTATCAATATTATTTTCGGTAACCTGAATAAAAAACTTATCACCGGCAAAACCTTTATAAGACCACCATCTCTGTCCACTATCTCGGCGGGTGGCTAAATATACTTTCTTTAATCCGTTATCTTCAACGGCTTCATTTAAGAACTCTTCAAAAAGTTTGACATACTTCATTGTTATAGATGATTTTATTATATATCCATGAAAACCGCATCGGATATCCACACATGTAAAGGATCATCTTTAACTCTTATAACCTCGGAATCTGATTCTATTTCAGATTCAATTTCTTTAATACCTTCTAAAGGATTACCATTAGGATCGATTAAGAATTCTCTTATCTCTGGAAAACTCATTGGTTCAAAAGAATGATCTAACATTTCATCTATTAAGCCAAAGTGCCTTTCATAAATATGAAGAGAATGTACAATATGTGTATATGTACCTAATTCTAGATCTGGGTAATACTTTTTAAGATGCTCATACATCTGCTGTTGAAGAAGACAGAAAAATGCAATGTCAGTCGGTGTACCTAGAATAAGATCGTTTGATCTCATATCAATGGTAAAGTTAAGATGATTATCACGAATTTGAAATACGCCTGTAAGAGTACATACAAAATCTTTATTACCTTTCCACTGATGTGAAGGCATATTAAAATGAAGAATAGCTTGACGAGAATCTTTATCTTCAATTAAAGACTGTAATGCCCATTGGTACTGATTAATACCATGAGGATTCTTATCCGTAAAGATAAGATTACCGTAAGCAGAATTTACCGTACCGTTTCCGTTATCAATTTGTTCCCAGAACTTTGCAAATTTTGAAATAAAATTAGTATCTCTACGGCCAGTAAAGTACCAAACTAATTCGGCTGCAATATATTTGAATTGACTACTCCTTCTATTATTTTCATAAAGAGGAAATGTAGGATCTTCGATAACTAACGCAGCATTAGTAACTTCATTAATTTTCATACCTCTTGGAGAGGTAACATATTCAGGATTTTGGAGTACATCAGTTAGTGCAGTTTGATACACATCAGCAAATGTTTCACCTTTGTAAATTCTCATATTCTTTTAAAGCTTTTTCGTAACATTTTTCCATTTTAGGAAAGAACTCTTCTACGTATTTTTCGGCTTGTGCCTTTTTCATTTCGAGTTCATATAATTCCATCAACTTAGGATTATCCCAGAGATGATTCATTATCTCATACATGCGTTCTTCTCTCCACTTACTCATGACTAAACATAGATAATTGTTTAGGATCTCCGGTTATTGTATTTTCATGGGATAAAAACTCAATAATAATTTTGGAGACTTCATCGGCACCCATAGTACCTACATTAAGAAGAAGTTTATTTTTAATCTTACTCAAACGATGAGCACGTTGGAATCCATCAACCTCGGCTTTAATACCTTCTTCATTTTTATAAAATGATTTTCCATCATCTCTGCTCCAAATGGTATGAGGGTCATTTGTTAACGTAATAAGATAAAGATTTTCTCTTAATGTATTTACAAAACCTTTTTCAATATCAAAAACATAATCACCGGAATATCCACGGTAAAGTGGAGAGTAAATACTTTCACCTAAATGAGAACGATTAAAGATGATATTAATATCTTGATCTTTACAGAGAACCATCATCTTAAACATGTCTTCATACATTTTCTTTGAATATGAAGTATGCATTTCAATATCATCTTTAAAGGGTAAAGACGAATAATGAATCTTATGAAAGACAGTATCTTTAAGATTCTTAATAATAAGATTTTGCTGTGTATCTTTACCGGTATTATCGGTGCCTTCAATGATAATGAACTTACTCATTTTATTTTTATATGTTAGAAGTTATGATTGTTTATCTCAATGTCAAAATCTGTAAAATTAGCAAAGTCATTTTCATCTGCCTGAATTCTACGTTCCAATGTATCACCTGGCATATTGCGGCTAATAAGTCTTTGGCGTCTTACTTCAATTGGCATATTGAGATAAATGATTGTACATTCTTTACGATCAATTGGATTGATATGAGAAATGCCTTTAGGTGTCATTATAAATAAGTTACACTGTTCCTTGAACTGTTTATAACTTGTTCCATAATACCAACCATTAAATTCAACCCATTCATACCAAAAGTTATTCTTAATACCATCATCAAATTGTTCTTTTGACATAAAGTAATAATCTTGGCCGTCAATCTCACCTTCTCTCGGTGGTCGAGTGGTATAAGAAATACCGTAGATAAATCCACGGCCTTCCATTACCTTTCTCATGTGATCTTTACCTGCAGCGGCTTTACCTACTAGGATTACTTTATTCATTATCTTCTGATTTTGAACCTGCAATAGGAGTGTTTACGGTTGTGCCTGGTGAGGTTGATGAAAAACTATACCAAAGATCGCCTGGTTTATAAGGCGGAGAATAAGGTTGAATGGTTGGCGTAGGGCTAGGTATGTAAAAAGGCTGATTTCTATTTACCTCGGCTTGTAAAAGTACTATGGCTTCCTCTGCAGTAATATGTCTTTCATCAAGAAGTCTTTGTACTATCTCAGTTACCGTTTTCATTGGCTGCATTTTTTACCTCAAAGGTATTTTCTAAAGTTTGAATGCAATCATTGGCCTCAGCAAGAGATCTTGTTAAGGTCATCATTTCATCTATATGCTGTGGATGTTCACCGATACCTACTGGATTTGTTAAGTAGATAGTAAGTGTGGCAAGAGCCTTTTGTTTTTGTGCTTCAAATTGTGCTTTGAGAGCATCATACATTACATTAGTTGGTCCCATAATTAGTCTAATAAAAGTTTAGAGTTTTGAAAATTGTTTTTAATTTTTTCATTAAAGAATTTTCCTTGAGATTCTGCTCTACAAAATTCTTCATATGTTTGAGAGTCAACATTTGAATATTCATAGATAGTACCTGAATTAAATTCAATTTTTAATGTGTTTGCAGAAAAATTATAAACTGCTTTTTTAATCATTGATGAGTCTGTCATCGAGGTTTGTTCTATTAACATATTATTGATTTTTTGATTGATCACCGTTTAATACTTTAAACATTTTCTTTAGTTCTGTGATAGGTAATACTTTAATTTTAGATAAGGATTCCCATGCTTCTTCCTCGGTATTTGCCTTACACGTCCACTTAACTCCTGAACCTACTATAATAAATGTTTTCATGGATTTATTTTTTATATTGAAGTATCTTAATAAGTTTCATTACCCTAATGATTTTTTCAATTGTTCAAGATCAGTTATATACATGTCCTTAGGATCAGTTTTCTTAATGGCTTCTACCTCAGATTCCTTTTCTGTTTTTTGTTTAAGTAGTTCTTCAAATCTCTCCTTAGTTAATGAATAGATTGCCATACTTAATAGGTATGTATATGAACCATCAATCTTATCATATTTGTTATCTTCCAGGTATTTAACAATGATATCTTTTGCTACATTATTTACCTTAAGTTTTCCTTCAATAATATCTTTAATGAATCTTGCCTTATTTGATATGATAAGAAGCTCTCTTCCTAATTTATCAAGAAGATAGGCCTTTCTCTTATGATAATACTGAAGTCTTATTCCAACAAAGTGGGTTACAATATCTTCAGCTTTGGTAAAGATCTTTAATTTACCAGTCTCATCGATAGTGGTAAGGTTTTCAGTTTCTTGTGAATGAATCTTTAACAGATTTTCTAGTCTATCCTTTGAAATATAGTCCTTAAGAATTGCTCGTTGAAATTTAAGAAGGTATTCAATTTTATCTGATGAATTATCTTCATAATCAACAATGATCTTTTTATCAACCAGAGCGTTTAACCACTCTTCATATCTCTCATAAGTAAATGAAGGTGGAATTTCTGTTACTTTTACTGTTGTACTATTTACTATTTCATATGATCCACTAATCTTCCACGTATTAGGATTACCAGGATCTCTAGTAAATGATCCCTTAAATTCACTTAACCAAGGAGGAAGTGTTTTAATCTTCTTATCCTTAAGAACGGCCAAACATGCTTCAACTACATCTTTAGGATTACGATTAAGAATGTTAGTTGCAAATCCTACAGCAATACCAGAAGATCCATTTAAGATAACGGTTGGAACGATAGGAAGAAAGAAGTCTGGTTCAATTTCTACACCTTCTTCAATCTTATTATTAAGAAGGTCAAAATCCTGATAAATTAATCTAAAATTAGGATGTAATTTTGCACTGATGTAACGAGGTGCACCGGCAGAAGGGGAACGTAAAGATCCAAATTGGCCAATGCCATCCAAAAGAGGTAAAGAGTTCTTAAACTTCTGTGCCATACCAACCATAGCAGATTCCAAGGAAGTATTACCATGATGATAATATGCCTCTGCCGCTACACGGCCTGCAAGTTGGAATAGTTTCATTGGCTTTTCTGCTCCATTTTTCCAGATTTTATTTGCCACGAAAACGACCTTCCGTTGTGTTGGTTTAAGACCGTCAATACAGCTAGGGATTGCACGATTTTCTACAACATATTTGGCATACTCCAAATATTCTTTATCAAAGAATGATGTTACTGTTCTTTTTTCCATTAGAAAAGAGATTTATTGCTTGTTTTAATTTCAACAGATTCGCCTAGAATCTTCTTTTTACGAGGGCTAGAGTCACCTGCAAACCAGATATTTAATGTACTGTTAAATCCATTATCTCTGGTAAGAAAGTATGATCTAGGGCTTCTAATGATCTCCTGATATTCATCGTCCTCCAATGCAGCCAATCCTTTCTTATATTCAATATTCCATGAGGATAATGATTTTTGTTTTAACTCCCATTCTTTATAATCTTCTTCAGAATAAAAGCTTAAAGTTTCCTTTCCTTTCTTTGCTACCATAAGAGGTGTTTCTACCTTAAGAACTTTACCTTCTTCAAATAACTCAGGCCAATATTTACCAAAGAAATTAATTAGCAATGCAGAAATTGAATTCCCATCAACATCGGCATCAGTATAGAATAAGATCTTACCATATCTTAAGTCCTTTGGTTCATGACCAATCTTTAATCCTATTGCAGCCATAAGAGATTGTACTTCTTTATTTTGTACCACCTTTGAATCAGGAATCTCTCTTACATTAATAAATTTACCGCGAAGAGGAAACGCACCTTGCGTTAGCGGATCACGGTAACGACGAAACGCAGAGGATGCAGAGTCACCTTCAAATATTGCAAGAGTACAATTTTTTCTATCACCGGTTTTCTTAGCATCGATTAATTTAATTACCTTTGACTTATCGAGGTTATTATTTAATTTTCTAAGTTTTGCTCTTTCTTCGGCTGCCTGCTTTCTTTCAATCCAGTCAAGAACAGATTGGATGATTTCAGATGCAAATACTTGTTTAAGAATCTTTTCTGATAGTTCATGTATACTCCCAAAGTCTTTAGGTTCAGTAATGAGTTTCTCCTTAGTTTGAGACGAGAATGCAGGATTAATAACTGTGCAATCAATAAAGAGAAAGATGTGTTGTTTTAGATCGGTTGGTTTTACATCAACCCGATATTTTTTCTTAATCTTTTCTCTAAGGTATTGGATGATTTGAAATGTAACATTATTAACATGGGTGCCACCATCCTTTGTTTCAACCGAATTGACGAATGATATTGCTTTAAATCCTGATGTTGAATGTCCTATACCAATTTTCCAATTAGGAGACTGTTCATAGAAAACATTATCAGTATAAAGATCTGCATATTCTTTAAAGTTCTTAAACGATATTAAGGTATCATTAAGATAGATCTTAAGCAAAGTATTACATGCAGCAATATCATAAAGCCTTTTCTGAATCATTTGCAGAGAAGACTTATCAATTTTCTTCATTCCAAATCTTTCAAAATCTGCAATATAAGAAATTTCAGTATAGCCTTTCTTATGTGATTTAATTACAGGTTCTGTCTTTTTGGACATGTTATCTGAAAATACCTGCACAAATGATTTTTTACCATCACATGTTTCAATTTTGAATTCTTTACTAAAGATATTGGTTAATGTACTACCTACACCATTAGTACCTACAACAGTACGGTCTTCAGTATCATCAAAATTACTACCAGTCTTAAGATTACTAAAGATCATTTCTGGAACCCATTCTCCGTACTCTTTATGGATCTCTACAGGAATTCCTCCATTATCCCAGATTGATATTCTGCCAGATACTTCATCAATAGTAATTTTAATCTGGTTAAGTTGAGGATTTCTTTTATGTTCATCAACTGAATTTGATACGATCTCGTCAAAAAGTTTTATGAAACCTGGATTATAAGTAATCTCCGTAGGTTCAAATTTACCTTTCTTTTCGTTAAGAAGAAATACTTCCTCGGTATGCGGTTTAATTGAACCGATGTACATACCTGGACGAAGGAGAACGTGTTCAGTGTCAGTAAGTTTTTGATACCTCTTTTCTACACTTACGGCCATACCTTTTATTTTTATATGCTAAAACTCTGTTTGGTTTAATTATATTGATGTCTAAGTGTAAGTTTCAGAAAGGCTTTATATGAATTATAGGCTTCCCTAAATCGTGGATCTTTTTCATTATGTTTCCATTTTGCTGAAAACAAATGAATAAGTTTAACCAAAGACTCGTAATGAACGGTCTTGTTGTCTTTGTTTAGGATAACCCTGCGTACCCAAATAAAATCCTTTTTCATACCTAAACTATTTATTCAAATATAATACATAGATATGATTTCTGAAAGAGCGGAAGGTGAGGGGATCGAACCCTCGCGCCGTTGCCGACCTAACAGTTTAGCAAACTGCCCCCTTCACCACTTGGGTAACCTTCCTTTATCTACAGCAATAATCAGCTGCACGAGTTGCAATTTGCTCGTTAGGTTTTACATTTACTTTATAGCCCAGAGAATTTGCCCACCCTTTAGCCGCAGAAATAATTCTATATGATTTGTGTTCTTCATCTCCGTTATAGTCCATATCAATTTGAACCTTAACATTAATCTGTTGTGTAAGCCATTCAGCGGTTTCAATACTCATCTCGGCTTCTTTCCAAAGACGTGTCCACATATCAGTGATCTTTGGCATTTTATGTTTAGTAAAAATATAATGTACACCTGATGATCCAAAGCGATATGCTATCACTGTGCTATACATAGTTACATCACCATGATTTTGTGAATCGGTTCCAATGTGAATCGATGCATGAGGATAATTCTTTAACTGCTCGAGGGTGTGATCTATCACATTAACCTTGACTCCATTTGTCTTTCTAAACACCTTCATTCATTTTATGTATTTCGCACGCCTGGATGGGTTCGAACCACCGACACCTGGTTTTGGAGACCAGTGCTCTACCAACTGAGCTACAGACGCATTTATTGAGGCACCAACAGGAATCGAACCTGTGTGAAAGGTTTTGCAGACCTCCACCTAACCACTCGGCCATAGTGCCATTATGGGTGATTAATGGGAGTCGAACCCACGACCTTCTGAACCACAATCAGATGCTCTAACCAACTGAGCTATAACCACCATGTGTTGGAATAGGCAGACTCGAACTGCCGACCCTTCGCGTATCAGACGAATGCTCTAACCAACTGAGCTATATTCCAATGTCACAGGACCCGCACCCTGTTCTGAACTTGTACTTTGTTCTATTAAGCGTTTTTGCTCCCCGGGGGAATTACGATATCCCGACCCCATGATTAACAGTCATGTGCTCTGCCTCTGAGCTACCGAGGAATAAAAGTAATAAGCAGAGGCTTTGGGTTAGACACGCCCTAATATTACATAGGAGACCCCTTAGATGCTTACCTATTACTTAGTGGTGATGGACGGAATCGAACCGCCGACACAAGGATTTTCAGTCCTTTGCTCTACCAACTGAGCTACATCACCATTAGTAGTCAATAAAGGACTCGAACCCTTATCTCTTGATCCGTAGTCAAGTGTTCTATCCAATTGAACTAATCGACTAAATGTGGACCTTGCAGGGCTCGAACCTGCGACCTGCGGATTATGAGTCCGATGCTCTAACCAACTGAGCTAAAGGTCCAAATGTTGGAAGGGACGGATTCGAACCGCCGTACTCCGAAGAGAGCAGATTTACAGTCTGCCGGTTTTAACCACTCACCCACCTTCCAATAAAAGAGAGACTTCGGGTCTTTCGGGCATTCTGTGATATAATCAACACATCTGAATCTCCTAATGCCTTTTTGACAGTCAGCGGGATTAAGACCATATCATACAGCTTCACTATCTCTCTTGGTGCACCCTGATGGTTTCGAACCACCGACCCTCTGCATGTAAGGCAGATGCTCTCCCACTGAGCTAAGGGTGCATTAGTACCGAAGAAGGGACTCGAACCCTTAAGCCGTTAGGCACTGGTTCCTAAGACCAGCGTGTATACCATTCCACCACTTCGGCAAGTTGTAGGATATCGCTTAACCTACTGTGATTGCGCCTTTCACATTTACATCTTATAGCTACATCCTAAACGGGAAAACTATGATGTACGATTTTTTTGTGATCCCGGCGCGGCTCGAACGCGCGGCCCATACATTAAAAGTGTATTGCTCTACCAACTGAGCTACGAGATCTTAGTGGAGGTAGAGGGATTCGAACCCACGACCCTCTGCGTGCAAGGCAGATGCTCTAGCCAACTGAGCTATACCCCCAAAGTGTAGGTAGCCTTCCTACTGTGTAACCGTACGTGTTACTTTAGGTTATGCATTAACCTCGGCATTTTTTGGCGGCCCGTACGGGACTCGAACCCGTGACCTTCGCCGTGACAGGGCGACATTGTAACCATCTCTACTAACGAGCCAATAAGAGGGTGGCGAAAGATTTGCGATCCTTCATTTCTACTTCTGAATATGCTGATTAAGTCGACTTCACAGCAGGAATTTCATTTTCGTCTAGATACCACCTTTGTTGCGGGGATGGGAATCGAACCCATGTGGTTCGGCTTATGAGACCGAGCTGGAACCATCTCCAGTCCACCCCGCAATGTTGTAGTCCGTACGGGGATCGAACCCGTAAGCTTCTCCGTGAAAGGGAGATGTCCTAACCAATTAGACGAACGGACCAAATAATGTTTGAGCCTCCGATAGGATTCGAACCTACGACCCACTGATTACAAATCAGTAGCTCTACCAACTGAGCTACAGAGGCAAAATACAGGATACGTTTTGGCTTCAAAGTTGCAGTTTGATAAAATTTGCTGTATGTATCCTTGTAGGGAAGACAGGGCTCGAACCTGCGACCCCCTGGTCCCAAACCAGGTGCGCTACCAACTGCGCTACTTCCCTATATGTTGCCCCCAAAGGATTCGAACCTCTACACTGTGGACCAAAACCACATGTCCTGCCATTAGACGAGAGGGCAATTTAAAGCGGAAAGAGAGGGATTCGAACCCCCGATACCTCGCGGTATGCCGGTTTTCAAGACCGGTGTAATCAACCAACTCTACCATCTTTCCGTTGGTACCTCAATATGTCAAAGAACGAATTTGAAATTCTATTCTAAACAAATATAACTCATTCAATCTTTTTCTGAAAGAGACCCATAAAAAAAGCCTCCCGGAATTTTTTATCCAGGAGGCTTAGTATTATAAGTGTTTTATCTTATCAGCTCCTGCCTGGACTTGGTGTAATTGAATCCGCCTGCGGAAAATTCTTTTCCACATTACTAAGAATCCAATATGTACATCCGTGCAGTTGCATTGAAATTGTTTTATTTGTTATTTATATATACTCACATTGTGTTTGTTTCACATGTGTGAGAATTTGAGCGGAAGACCGGGTTCGAACCGGCGACCCCGACCTTGGCAAGGTCGTGCTCTACCAACTGAGCTACTTCCGCAGAAACAGGATGCATTGGGTTGTAGTTTACAAGTCTAGTCCAAAGTTGCTGTATGCATCCTTTTTGGTGGAGGTGATGGGATTCGAACCCATGTCCGACTAAGGAACCTAAATCCCTCATTCACAAGCTTAGGCCATTTTTCTTAATGGCCAAAATAAATGGTTCCTATTTTGACATCGTTACCAATAACTATGTCGAGTTCACTTATAAGGTAGTACTCTGAACGAGACCTTGAATTCTCATTCTTTTTAATATCTCACGATGAGTGCGAGACTGATTAGGCTGCTACAGCGTAATCAGCACCAATGAAAGCCATTGCGTCTTCCCAGGTGAATGAAGATTTCTCTTCGCCTTTTATTGTGCGATAGGTGTTTAAGGGTTTCCATCTAACCCTGCTTGCATCAGTAACCTAATTTCAGCTTAATCGTCAAAACCTGGTCACCCCCAATATGTTAAAGAACGTACCTTTATTTATATAATCGCGGTTAACGATTGTTTACTGGAGCTCTCCAAGATTCCATTTGTTCGCGGCGATTCTTTTGAATCATATCCCATTCCATACGATCATATAGAACATAGGAATACTTCCACCCACAGTCATCATCATAGTCAGAATCTTCTTCTACCACAATAGAATGACCAAGGATTTCTTGAAGAGTTTTCCAATCTGTTGGTCTCCAATACCCAAAGCGAAGGTAATTATGATTACCGCCACCAAAGATACGGCATACCTCGAATTGCCCTAAGGCATTTTCAATCTGTTTGAGTTTTTCAATTTCTATTTTCATCTTTCTAAAATTACAAAGTTACCAAATTCGCGATCAAATACTTGAAGGAGATGTTCATAATCACCACTCATCATTTCAGTGGTAAGTTCTCCGCGCCTATTCGGTTGATACCCTAATTGCTTTGCTAAGTTTTGTGCAAGACCAATTAGTGCGAATGCATTTCCATCAGGGCCTGTAAGATCAATTACTATAGGGCCAGTTCTTTCGTGTTTTTCTCGTATCATATTACATGCATTGATAAGTTTCAGACTTAGACCAGTATTCATAGAATGCGGCAGCAGATTCTGTAACTTCAGTAAGCTTAATACTTTTGAAGTAGACTCGGTTTCCAAAGACAGACTTTAGATTGACCGTATTCTTTGTGCAGTTTGATACCCGGTAGAATCCACCTTGGTATGTTACGATTGATCCTTTGTTAATTTGATTTTCCATATCCGTTTAATTTTATATAAATATAAAACAAATTTTTGGGATTTGAAAATATTTGGGAGACTTTTTTCTCTCCAGATGAAAAAAGTTATTAACAATTTAGAATGGCATTGGAGACTCTGCCTTTAACTTTTCTATAAGCTTTCTTGCAATGATTTTGGTTTCTTTTGCAAATTCACCTTTATCAATCATCCATTCAATATATCTGGAATCTGCTTCATAAACTTCTTTAAAAGGTTTACCTGCCCATTTTCCAAAATTAAAGATGATTTCTTTTTTCCCGTTAATTTCGGCAAACTTAAACTTACCGCTTAGGTCAACTTGCGTTTGACGAGACTCATTAACCGCTTGGTCAATTTCGGCAGCAGATCCTGGCATATCATATAGTTTACGTTGTGCCTGGAAGATTTCCATTGTTGCACGAATATCTGCTTCTGCACGGTGTGCACCATCTAAAGTTTTACCTGTGTACTTGGTATATGCAGTACTAAGATCTCGTCTTTCGTATTTAGAATAGATTAGGAACGGATCAATAACGGCCTTACCGCGAGGATTAAATACAAGACCAGCTCGCATAAATTCTTCAGTAAGCATTGGGATATCAAAGTAAAGTGCATTATAACCACCGAGGTCGCTATCACCTATAAAGTCCATAACTTCTTTGGCAATATATTCAAACCTATCCTGGTCTTCGAGCATATCTGGTGTGATTCCATGTTTATCAATCGCTTCTTGGCGCCATTCAATACCAGGCCCAGGATTTACGAGTGTATAAAAAGATGAGATCTCATTACCTTCAAAATCAGTTTTGATCATACAGATCTCAATAATCCTATCTGTTGCTGTGTTAACACCAGTAGTTTCTAAATCAAACCAAACAATACTCTTATCCATAATTACTATACTTTTAGTGGAACAATCCGTTAATTTTATATAGTAACCAGATAACTTAGTTTTAGGTTTCTAAGAAAAAGATTTATTAATTACCTTCGGTAGGAATGAGTACGGCAATTTTTCCAGGTAAACCACTCATTGTAGAATTTAGGTTACCTAAAGTAGTATTAATACTTCTAAGAGTTACTGAAAGACCTTTATCTCCGCCTCCACCGCCAGCATTACCATCAGATGTTGTTGTGGTGGTAGCAGTAGAAGTATTACTTTGATTTAACGCATCTCTAATGTCTTCGACGGCACTAAGTAATTGAGCATATGCAGCTGCATTGTTACTTAATTCACCTGCGCCCTTAAATAGATTTGCAAATGATTCTGCTTTATCTGCATCTATCTTATTAATAGCGGCAGCCATTTTATCCATACCTTCAGCAGCTTTATGAATAAGTCCTTTTCCAGCATTCTTAGATATTTCAGAAATAAATCCTTGCATATGATCGACCTGGGACTTAAATTTAGGTTTCTCATAGTAATATGTAAATGTATCACCTATTGATGTAAAGATCTCTTTAATGCTTTTTGCAATTGCTTGTGGATTCTTAAGATCCGTAAATGCCTGTAAACCTTTTGCAATATTTTCTAATTCTTTACCTGCACCCTTTACATTCTCAATACCTTTTTGAACAAGGTTTTCATCCCAGCTTATACCAAACAGAGAACTTAATCCAGTTGAATCTTCCTGTTCTTTTCCACCTATTGCCATAAATGCATCACCTACAAACATAAGGGTATTTTTAATCGTATATCCTAACTTTTCAAAATCAACATTATTAGAAATCATATCTTGAAAAGACTTAAGACCATTTGCAATTAAATTAAGTTGCTCACCAGCACCCTTTACACTCTCGACACCCTTTTGGACAAGGTTTTCATCCCAGCTAAAAATAAACCACCCATCCTCTTGTTCCATTCCACCTATTGAAGCAAAGGCTTCTCCTACAAAGGTAATTGATTTTTTAACAGCACCTGCTAATGTATCCCAGTTAATATTTTGATCAACCATGTCTTGGAATGTTTTAAGACCTGTTGCAATATTAGTAAGTTCTTGACCTGCACCCTTTACAGAATCAATACCTTCAGCAACTTTATTCTTTTCAATTCCAAAAAGAGATCCCATAATTCCACCTGCCTGTACATTACCTTGACTTGCAACCGCAGCAAAAGCTTCGCTAACAAAACCTACGGTATTTGTAACAGCATAACCTAATGTACCAGGAGCATATCTTCCGTTTGCATCAGGTTGTCCAAATTGAACACCACCATCAATTAATGCCTGGAATGATTTAAGACCCTCTGCGATGTCTTTAAGCGCTTTACCGGTTCCCATAACTGATTGGATACCTTCCTGTACCTTATTCTGTTTAACATTAAATAAAGTATCAAAGAAACCACCACCTTGGACATTTCCTTCATTGGCTACGGCGGCAAAAGCAGTTCTAATAAATCCTACTGTGTTTGTAACAGCATAACCTAATGTACCTTCTTCATAATTACCATTACCATCAGGTTGGCCAAAACTAACTCCGCTATCAATAAGAGATTGGAATTCTTTTAGGCCTTTGGCAATATCTTTTAATGCTCTACCGGCGCCTAGCACTGAATTAATACCTTCTTCAACCGCAGTTCTCTTAAATCCAAACATTTGACCAAAGAAAGATGAACTAGGTACCTGTTCGCTTGATCCTGCTAATGCAAATGCAGTAGTAACACCATTTAACATTGTTACCAATTCTTTAGATAACTCATCATTCCATCCAACTTCTTTAAACTTATTAAGACCAAATGATAATGTTGTTAATGCAATACCAGCAGCAGTAAAACCAGCAGCGGCTTCAACCATCCTAACAGCATCGACTGCGCCAGTAATAGCTCCGCCTAATTTAGCAAAAAATCCTTCATCTGCATCGGCATTACCTAAGAATGCTGATTTAATACCAACTAAAGTAGTTGTCATAGCAGAAGCATCATCCTCAGTAAAACCTACTGCTTTAAATAAAGCCAAACCACCAGATAATACAGCTAAAGATATTCCAACTGCAGCAAATGCTGCAGACCCAGCTAATATAAATAATGCCCCAGCACCAGCCGCAGCAAATTCTAAACCTAATGCTAATAGGATACCTGATTGTACACCTACATCTTTCAGAGTCATATCCTCTGTTACCTTGGCAAACGGTAAATATCCAAGACTAAATACAAGTAATCCAAGTCCCATAGCAGCAACCCCTATAGCCCCTTTAATTAATTGACTAGCAAGTAATCCAGCCGCAGCAACAGCAGCTCCGACACCAATTAAAATTGCTGATTGTATACCTAATCTTTCAAGAGTTATATCTTTTGTTACCATTGCAAACACTAGGTACCCAACAGAAAATACTATTAAGCTCAATCCCATAATTAATAAACCAACCGCACCCTTTCTGATTTGCTTATCAAATAATCCTATAAGAGCAAATGCTCCACTTATAAGAACAAGAGTTCCTACCATTGCTAGCAGAATGATTGGGTTTAATAAGATAAATAGAGAAGCTAAAGCAAATAGAACTAATCCGGCACTAAAGAAAACTAATGATCTTCCCATTAATAAAAGAGCTCGGGCACCCTGTCTGATTGGTCTATCAAATTTACCTAATAGTGCAAATGCTCCTGCAAATAATACTACGGTCAGTAATATAACAGGAGCCATAACAATACCTATAATAGAAGCAATTGCAACTACTACAAGCCCTTTTGCAAATTTAATTAATGAGTCACCCATTAGGCCTAATGCATCGGCGCCTTTACTTATCACTTTACTTTTCTTTCCTATCATTTCAAATGTAGGAAGTAATATCTTTAATGTAGCTTTAAGTAAAAGAGCACCTACATATCCTGGTATAAGTAAGAATGCAGCCGCAGCCAGCCCTCTTGCAAATTTACCTATGTTTGCTGCTATTTTTTCAAATGCTTCTGACCCTTCTTTAATCTTTTTTGTATCTAAATCATCAAAGACAGCCATTATTTCCTTAATGGTTGATGAAAATTTTCTAATAGCACCTTTAGGTACTAGCATAAAAGTTAATAGACCGAACGCTAAAGAAGAAGCACCACCACCTAACATTTTGATGGCTTCTGCTCCTTCTTTAAGTTTATCTTTATCCATAGGTTTACCTCCTACGGATATTGCACCATTTTTCGTATTTGTAGCAATCTGTTTTAATAAATCTGTCTGTACTTGTAATTCGGCTACAATTGCTTGACTTAACTGCCCACTACTTCCACCGGCAACAGCAGCAACCACAGCATCTAATTTTGATGCAGTTTCTTCAGTCGACTTTGCTATCTTGGTTAGAGGATCCATAAGATCCTTTAAGGTTACTACTGCCATTCATGGAGTTATTTTATTAGTTAACGTCAACCGTCCAGCCGTTACCTTCTAGGACCGCTTTAGCAGCAAGACCAGTTGCGCTAGGAGTAGCATTAGTTCCTCCGTTTAACTCAACATATCCACCTGATACACCGTTTGTAGAAAGAGCAACTAAGATGTTATCTACCGCTTCTTCCGTTAGGTCACAGTTATATGCATTTACATCATAGCCGCCATTACCTAGAGGTTGACTGCTATCAATAATTATCTCGGTTAAATCTGTATTTCCATTAAGATCAAATCCAGTTAATGAAGGTAACATTGATATGTCAAGACTACCTGCAATAAGAGATTGGTCAGCATCAAAAAATTCAAGATTAACTAATCCTACAAGATCTGGGAATCCACCTGAAAAATCACTATCGTCTACACGAAGCTCAATTAAATTATAGCAACCTGATAAATTAACAGAAGTTAATGATGGTGTGTTTGTATCAACAAGATCACAGTCACTTATATCAATATATGTAAGGTTTGTTAAACCAGAAAAATCTACACTTTCTAACGCATTATAGTCTGCCCTAAATTCTTGTAAATTAGCAAGGGTTTGTAAACGTGATATTGACTTAATAGGTGCATCACCATCACCAGGAAAATTTAATTGTAAGATTTTTAGAGGATCATCAAAGTATACTTTAACTGTGTAATCGCCAATCTCATCATATGTATGGTTTTCGCTGTAATAGCCACCACCACCTGAATCCACATGTACATTACCATCACCCCATTCAATTGTAAATTCAATAGGTTCACCAGTAGAAGTAAAATCAAATTCAAAGTAAGTACTGTCAAAGGTATTTACTACAAATTCCAATGAAGGTGTTCTACCACCCCCACCGCTACTTGAGTCTCCGGTTGCAGCAACAGCTGACATATTTCTAACCGCTTCTTGTAATGCCTGTGTTCTAATTTCAGAAAAAGCAGCCTGGCTCTTTGCCTGAATATCTTTAAGAATTTGTTGTCTATCCATTATCTTTTGTCTTTATTTATATATTTAGAATCTTGGCATACTTATCTTAGGCATAGAAGGTTGCTTATAACTAGACATATTTTTATTCATATTGGTAGCATTTTTCTGCATTCCAGCTATGTTATACTTATCTTCAGCATCTTGATTTTGTTTCTTTTCTTCATCATTACGTTCTTTAATGATGTCATTATAGATTTCAAGAGTATACTCAAATTCATAATATGGAAGCATGTCCAGCTCGGTAGGCTGAACATGCAATTTTTCCATAAGTAATACCCTGATCTTATAGAAGTTCAGAAGAGATATCTTGAATAATGAACAGAGATTTGATTCCGCCGGGAAAGGAAAGCGGAACTGTGACCTCCGCGCCACAAGATTGACATGGGTAAACAAATTCAGGCTTAATACCTATTTTCATTTTTTCCACCAATCTAAAAATTATTGAATATTTACCAGAATCCCATCCTTGGAATGATGTCATAGCAGAGAAGATTTGCTTTTCATCAAATCCTCGCCATTCTCTTTGCACATAAGGAAGTATACCAAGAGAAGATTTATCCCACGATTTATTTTCTTCCTCTCTCTTTCTTGCCCAATCAGTAATAGCTCTCATAACACCAATTGTAGGTGGTGCTAATACTAATTCACCGTGGCTTTTGGTTGGAATAGTGTAGCATTTATTTACAGAATCATAATACTTTTCAATAAGATCATCTACTTCATTAAACTGAAGATTGGCTGTTTTTAATTCTACACTATCCTGTGACTTACATGAACCTGAAGTACATTTCTTTTTACCTACTGGCATCATTAATTTAGCTTCACCATTTTTGAATGTAAGCTCTCTGATTGAAAGTAAAACATAAATACGGTCTTCTTCAAGAATATCACGATATGATCCTCTTTGGTTACCGTACATAATTTTAGTACAGCCTACAAGAATAGAATTTAGTTTTTCATCTACGTCTCTAATGTTTTCTTCATCGATTGTAGAGAAATCTCTAATCTCACCAACTCTTGCAGCTCTAATATGAATTTCAAAATCTTCACGATAAAATTTACCAGCAGAAGGAAGATTTCCTAAATCTAACTTCATATAACCGGTTAACTCCTGAATTCTTCTAATCTCAGGATCGTCTGGTGAAGTAAGTCCCATCCCTTTGGTTGGATCAACTTTACCTAAATTTGTAATTTTACCATCATTAACTACTGTTGCTGGTTGAATGCCTTCTGCTGCTTCAAACTCTTTTTTGATATTTTCTTCGTGATTACTCATGTTATTTGTTTTTTGTTAATTGTTTTTCTGGTGTAGTTTCTTCTACAATATGTTCAACAATAATGTTTCTAACATATCTTGAGATAGGAATTGGCCTAATACCAGATTCCATTGATTTTTGAATGATAATAGTATTTAAGTTATCTTCATCCTCAGGTGTTAAAAGAACTTGTAATTTTTTTGTCAATTTCTTTTTTTGAGGAATCATTTCCTGTACGCTTTCATTATATCCAAATTTAGGATTGTCAGATTTGAATTTTTTAATCCAAAATTCAACCCGGTCCATTACAATACCTAAAGATTCTTCTTCATCAAATCTTTCTAACACATCTCTCTTAAAGGATGTTGTGCCAAAATCCTTTACGGCTCTCTTAATGTATTTTCCGGTACCTAAATTATTAGGATTATCATTAACTGCATATCCCACATAGGTTTTCCCATTGGATATATTTTCTACTTTAAATATAATCATGATCTATAGATTATGTATTCTATATTATATATTAGAGATAAGACAAAAAAACTGGCCCTAAGGCCAGTTTTTGTTAAATGTTTAGATTTAGTTATTTGGAGCTCCAACGTTTTCTTCAACCCAATGGTCACAACGATAAGTCATTGATAACTGGGCAGCATCGGCTGTTCCATAATCAAGTGCATCAATAAAATCAGGTGCACCAGTTGGGAAGATGTCCTTACAAGTAATCTTTCTGAAGATATCCCCTGCACGGTTATATTGAACAATGATCATGCTTCCTACATAGTCTTTCTTTAATCCCATTTCACCAGTCAATGGATCGTAGATTAATTTATACCAGTTTCTCATGGTATTGTAAATGTAGTTTTCATTTGCATCATTTAGATTCAGTGTAAACGCGATAGTAAGATCTACGAAAGTCTGACCAGGCATACCTGCAAAAGAACGATCTGCAAATTTATATTTTTGACCAATTGCATCTACTGAAGGATTTAATGCATTTAAACCTCCAACAGATATAACATGTTCAAGGATCAAACCAGTATCATCACCATTTGGGGTAAAGAGTGTTACCTCAAATAGGTTAGGCTGAATAGGTTCGTATCTGTTATTACTTGCCCTTGATTGAGTGTAATGTGGTAATGGCATAGTTTAACTTATTTTTTTATTTATTCTTTCTTTATTTCTTTTATTGGAAGTTTCCTGAACTAATTGCTCCAGTTCTTAAAATAGTGGTTCTTTGAACCAAAATTTCCATTCCTCTTACTGGTTCAATATAAGTATCTAGGATACCAACATTTTGATCAATAACTTCCGGCGTATTATTAGTTTCATCCATTACGTTTCTGAAGTCATATACACCATCATCGTTTTGGACCGTTGATAAGAAGTTATCAGCAAGAGTTTTAATTTCCAATCTTGTTTGAGCAGTATTGAACTCAAATAAGTAATTCTTAAGAATTGCCTCAATACCATCCTGGATGTAAATAACAACCTCTCTCACATTAATTGAACTTAATGCAGATTTAGGAGTTTGTTGAGCAGTTTTATTTGCAAAGATAGTTGGACCAGTTCCACTTTGGAAAATGATTGGATTCAATCCAAATGGTTCTAAGTATTCTCTATCTGATAGGTCAAGATTAATTTCTAATCCTACCACACCAGTTCCACCTACAACACCTCTACGAACACCTGCAACCAAAGACCAAGGTAATGCATTTTCATACTTTGCAATAAAGTTATTTGATACATAAGCAGCAGGAGGAACGTTAATGTTCTTTCCTAAATCCCTTACAGTAATAAAAGGATAATAGAATCCACCCCAGCTTCCACCTTGAGTAGATGCAGGCAATGAGTATCTAACTGTTGGGTTCTTAGAAAGATCACCACCTGTAGAAATAAATCTAGATGATAAGGCTCCAGTTGCATCCACGAATGAAGGGTCTACGTTAGCCTTAAAGTCTTTTGCAGAAGGTGCATTAATAATTGCAAATGCATTCTTTCTAGTTTGACATAAGTTAGTATAGATTGACTTAGATCCACTTTCAATACCGTTTCCAAAAGTATCAATTAAGTAACGGAAGTTAATAGTTTCTCTATCAGTTAATGCTTTAAATAAATTTGTTCCACTTAATGTTCCATTAAGAATAGCATTCTGACGATCATTGGTTCCGTTAGGTACGTGTTTATTAACATCCAATACAAATCCGTCAAGAGTAAAGATGTTTAGGTAATCAACCCAAGTATCAATTGGGTAATAAAGTTCAACCTTCTTAATAGAATTTACAGTAGTAACGTTAATTTCAGATTGACATGTCACAAGTAATGCAGTAGTTCCTACTGGGATAGTAGGGAATTCATTATTCGTTTTACCACCTTGAACTTGATTAATTCTAGTTAATCTAGAGTGAGGTACTGAAACATTACCTTCAAAATGTAAAAGATAATTTCCTACAACCACAGTAGAAGCATCAGGGTTAGTTGATGCAATAAGTACCTGGTTAGGTTTAAGAAGTGGTTCAGTTGAAGAATCTGATATAATATCGATTGAACGATTAAGAGATCCTTTAAGTGTTTGGATATCTAACGTGTTTAATCCAACAGAGCCTCCGTTTGAATTTAAGAAGTATCCTGTACCGCTATCCATATTAAACTGAGATCTTGGAGTAACGTTTACAAAAGTATCTTGTTGATAAGGAGTTATTCTAACACCTGGTATGTAATATGCAGGGTCAGAGATTGCAAACTTAGTACTTACAGTAGCAGGTACACCAGTATGAATAAATCCGTAACTAGTAGCATTAAATACTAGGTAAGATGTATATTCATTACCAGAGATTTCCCATACTGCTTCATCACCATCAGTAAGAGTTCCGTTAGAGAATGAACTGTAAAGAGCACTTCCGTAAGAACCAATGATATTAGCATTAGTATTTGAAGTTTCAAATTCATGAACGGTAAAACCTAAGTCTTCTTCATTTACATAAGTATATGTAGTTCCTAATGATGTTGGAAAATCACCAGATACAATTCCACCTACTCCTGATAAAACAACAGTAACAACGGTATTGGTAACATTCACAGAAAGTACAGGAACATACTTATTGCTAATTGCACCTTTAATGTAAGAACCTACTGTTGTAGGAGAGTTAGCAGACATACTTGCGAATGCATCATATAAAGGATTACCCGCAGATCCAATTACTGAGATCTGAATATTTCCTCCTGTTAAAGTATTAACAGATACTATGTCACCTGTTGCAATAGTTGCTAGGTTTACACCTTGTGCAGCTCTTGCATAAGGAAGGTCAGCCACAATTGCTTCGCTATATGAAAGGAAATTAACATCATCCTGAATACCAGTAGCCTGAGTATATTCGATGTTATGTCCAATTAGGTCAATACCACCTTTTACACCATCGATTAGAAAATCTCCACTGAAGAGATCTTCATTCACAGCGCAGAATAATCCGGTTGTAGCAGTATCAGCATTGATTAATTTCTCAATGAATAAGTTATTACCAAGTAAATCTACAAAATCAGGAATTAAACATGCAGTGTAAGTTGCAATTAGGTTTACTTCTGATTCATTAAAGAATTCTTGTAATTTAGTATCGGTTGTGTCAGATGCAAATTTCTTTCTCTCAATACCTTTAGTTGGATTAAAATATTGTTGGAATGTAGGATCGGCAGTAAATCTGTCATAAGGTGTAGCAGAACCGAAGTTTCCACCAAAGTTACCTTCAATGACAAATACATCTACCATAAAGTCAGAGATTAAACTGTCTTTATCTAAGAAACCAGGAACATTTGCAGTTCCGTACCATTCTTCAACAGTAACATTAAAGCTTGCAACATTATCGTTTGCAGCTTTTCTAACAATTATTGATATTGGATTTTGACCTAAGTTAACAAAATCTAAAAGATCATTAGTAGTTAGAGAGCTTAATACATTTCTGTTTGCTCCAACGTTATCTAGGAATGCATCACTATCAGGGAAAAAGAATTTATCCCTGTTGTAAAATTTTTGATATTCTCCAGAAGCACCTGCATTATTTTGAGCTTCCGGTGTAGCAGCAGTACCTAACTTAATGTAGTCTACATCGTCGTTTGAGTCTAATGCTAAAAGGTTAAGGGCTAAAATTGGTCCTCTTTCTAATGCAGCTAAGCAGCTTCTATGAAAGTATGAATCCTTTCTTTCGAGGTTTCTGTCAATATCTCCAAATACTTGCTTAAAAAATGCAGTATCCGGTACAAAAACTGGGGTATTAAAAGGACCTTTCTTAGAAAAACCAACAATTAATCTTGTTTGGTTTGCAGGAATGCTAACAACTTGACTCTTATCAAATTCGAAGCGGTATGTACCTGCGGCTTTAAGAGAAGCGATTCTTGGATCTAGTGCCATCTTGTATTATATTTTTTTTATTGCTTTTTTTATATATCCACGGCATAGCCACTTTTCTACACAAGATCATAAATATCGTAATTGAGATTTCCTCCCTTAGAATCCTTTTCTAAGATCTCATCAATCTTAGTTTGTAGAGATTCTTCTACGGTATCATAAATCTCTTCAACAAAGTCGGAAAAGTCTAAAGTAAAGAAAAATTCTGAACTATTTATGCTGGTCATTATAAGATCGTCATGACCTAATTGTCCTGCATATGTTCCATTAGGCATCTTTCCAAACGTAGAGGCTTCATACACAGTTTTCTTATCTTTAATTACAATTCTATTCTGGGTTATATATTTCTTAAAGTTTTGACAAAAGATAGGTTTATTATCTTTTTTGATTTTAAGACCAAAGTTTTTAGTTCTTGCATCAATACGATGTTTAAACTTAACAACCATTTCTTCATCAAATTCATTTCTCTGTGGAAAGACAGTTTCCAGTCTCTTAATTAATTCACCGCCAAACATATTCCACTCGATTATTAGTTTTACGTTTTCTGAATGAAACATATCAAATGATAAAATATAAACAGCTTTTGCAAATTCTTCTATAGTATGTTCATTACTTCTAAATCTTCCTATTTGTCTAAGTCTAAAAAAGTCTACAAACGACCCAGGCGAGGTTATCTTTTTCCAGTCCTGCTCATCCATGATTTCAATCTTAAAGATATTTATAATTGAATAGTCACCACCATTTCCTTCTGCAATATCAATTGAAAAGACCCAATAATTTGTATCTTCTTCAATTTCATCAAGATTAAAATCAGGATCCCATAATAAGCCTGCATACTCAATGTTCTCATCCTCAAATTCAGGAATCTCTTTATGAATAAATTCTTTTTGGTTTTGTTGAAGCTTTTTAAGACTATCTGCGCCTAATAAGAGAGAAGAACTTGCTATAAACTGATTTCCGTATTGTCTATTAAAAGCCTCCTCTGAACCAAGGTTAGCAACTTCTTGCCTCATCCATGCCTCGTCTCTACCAGGAACATCCCACCAGTCAACCCTAAACGGTGAATATTCATTTAATCCTTTTTCTGCAGATGAGTAAATATCATAAAACTTATTAAATCCGTTCGGTGTACTTGTAATAATTACCTTTGAATTTGAAGAAGCAGATACAGTAGGATAAACGTTTTCATAAAATGTTTCCACGAAGTTCTGTGGGATGTGAGCGAACTCATCCATAAACAGTAAGTGAATTGTAAAACCAATTGCGGCTTTCTTTGTAGTGGTTTGACCAATAATACGACAGCCATTATCAAACTTGGAATTAAATACATCCCATTTAATAACACCAGGCTTTAAGAAAAACGGTAAGTGTTCAAGAATCGTTTTTCCTTTATCAATAATTTCACGAGTGGTAGCCCCTTTGTTTGAAAGTACAAGAGAATTCTTATCAAAATTAAATAAAGAGTACCATGCAATAAAAATTGATGAGCAAATTGTTTTACCAATCTGACGAGATGCTAAACAACAATTAAATCTTTCCTTTTGAAATTGTCTTAACATCTCTTCCTGATATCCTCTTAACTTAATTGTCTGAAGACCATGATCGGTCATTACGGTACAATAAGTATTTGCAAAATAAACAATATCAGTTGCGCATTTCTTTATTTCTCTAATCTCATGCGGTGTATAATTAAAAACTATGTTTCCCTTCCTAAGATTAGAATTACCTTCATAGAAAGGAGTTGCTTTAGGTTTATACCCTTCCTCTAATGCAAGCATAAGTTGTTCAACCTTTTCTGATGTCCATGAAAAGGATTCTTCTGCAGCGCCAATCTTAAACTCAAATCCTGCGCTTTCTGCTCTAGGTTTCTGTGCCATCTTCTTCTATTATAGCTAAGATATGATTTTCATGTAGAGCTTCGTATTCTTCTCCGTCTATATTAAAAATCGTACCCTTACCAATTGTTTTTATGATTGTATGCCCATCTCTAACATCTTCGGATGAGGACTTAATTACAATACATTTACGATTATACTTTTCGGTTGGAAGTATAATTCCACCTTCGGTTACTTTTTCTTCTATGATCTCTTTTGTAAGAACATAGTTATTCTTCAGTTTGATCTGCATCGACATCTTGTATATCTTCTTCGTTAATACTATCTTGTAAGGCTCTCATAAGATCCTTAGTTCCTCTTGCCTTAACACCAGTGTTACCGGATTTCTTTTGAGCAGTATCAGTATTAGCACCCCCATGATAAACATCAATATCCCTGGAAAGCTTTTTAGCATTCTCTTCAATTGCAACCATATACATGGTTTGACTTTTAATGATATCTAAAAGTGTTCTCTGTAGGTCGCTAAGTACTTCAAACATTCTAGGCGAAACGTCACCTTCATTAATAGTATCCATTAATGTTGAAATTGCAGTTTCACTATTTTGCATTTGGCGAATAAGCATACCTAATGCATATTCATCTAGCTCTGCTTTAACCTTAATGTATTCATGCTCCTCAATAATCTCTTCACTTAAATAGAACTTAAGAAGATTATTCATAACCCGCTGGGCCTTATTCTTTGCGGTTTGTAATGCAACAGCTTGTGTTCCTTCTGCTCTAACCTTTGGTAATTGTGGGGTATCTTCTAAACCAGGTACCTCATCAGGTAAATCATTTAATAAGTCTCCAAGGCTATCTCTAAATTTATGTTTAGAATCTTCTTTCATTAATCCTTAATTTAGATTATATATTCTAGCTTATCTAGGATTGGTTTCTTTCTGTAGTAATAGTTGTGGTGCAGCATTATCCAGTAGTAAAGTTAAATGAGTATCTTTTACTACATATTGTGATAATATCAATTCCTGTAATTCTTCTTCAATAGGTTTACTCCAAATACGAAGGTTAGTTAGGTCTGTTTTACACCCTAATAGTTTCCATGAATTAAAATCTGGTATTTCAATCGGTGTATACAATTTGGTCTCAGAAAATATCTTTGTTAATTGAGCGCTATTTTTTGGATTAATTGCACCTGTTTTATCAAGAGTTTCATATCCAAACAGGCTTAATTGTTTTGCAATAGAATTAAGATTAATTACGAATGCATACCAATTATTCTCAATAAGAGATAGACCTTGTGATTGTAAATTATACTTAAAATAGTTACCATCCAACTTTACTATAAACCAATTTGGTGTGTATGTGAATTCTACAAGTTGAGCAGGTGGTAAAAGAGACGTTTCATAAACCATAAAGGTATTACTTGCCTCTCTGTTAAATCTAGGAGTACCTTGGAATGTATTATCAATATAGTCTACATCAATATTAATACTAGTAGATCCTATTGCGGTTATTTTATGAATACCGTTATATGATGCGGTACCAGCAACCTTAACCCAATTTCCAACAGAGAGGGTTTGTGACAGGGTAGGTAAACCTGAAGTATTAAGTTTTACCTTTCCTCCGCTATTAGTTATGCCTGTGATTGCCACATTTATCCCAATAGGATTTGTGTATTTTGGTCTTACCCAAAAAGTAAATGCTCTATCATCGGTTTCTTTCCATCCTTTATTATATCTGTACTCAACACCTTCTATGCCTGTTTCCATTGAGGACAACTGATAGTGATATTTGGAAATAATAGTCCAGTTATTATAAACATTCTCCTCTTTAATTAAAAGTCTCTTATCAAGTATTCTTCTAACATAATCATTTGATAAAGTACCTATAGTGTTATATTGATTAGGCTTTCTTACATCATCGTATTCTTTATTAGCCTCTTCACCAAACTTAGATTCAAGGTCACTTACCAATGCATTCTTTTCAGCTTCAATGTTTTTATTAGGATAGAGAACAGCCGTTCTTTGTTGATAAGGTACAAGACTTACTCTCCAATATGATCCGGTATATAAAAAGTCATCCGCTTCAGTAACAGCATCAACTTCATACATTCTGTTCATATATTGTTCAAAATACAAATAGTCTCTCATCTGTGGTCTTGCACCAACACCAAATACTTGTTCAAATGCTGATTTAACAATATGCACCTCAAACTGTACAGGAAAATCCATCATAAGAGGATTATACTGAATGTCCCTTGTTGGTAATTGGTTATCAGGAAACATTATCTTAACTTCTGCAGTTGAGATAACATTAAATAAAGAATATTCTTTTAGGATAACATCTTTACTTCTTTGATCTGCAGCAGTCTTAAAGTACTTAACACAAAAACCAAATAAATTTGATGCAACAGCAGAAAGTTGGTTATACATCTGTGATGCCCTGGACAAATCATACGGGTTCCAGGATGAACCACAGCAATCAATAACAAGGTTTTGCGCACCTGATAATGAACCGCTATCACAACAATTAATTTGTGGAATTTTACAAATCATTCCACCATCTGTAACTATTTCGAGTGATATAGACTTAAATTCTAGTGTGCCATCGCCCACCTGTTCATACTTATACTGCACCCAAAATGGATTAATCGGATTGAGTAACAAACCGTCTAGATTCGCATTAGTTAATGAGATCCAATCAGAATAGGTAACTCCATCAATACCCCATCTAAAAGATTTACTAAAATAAACTGATGTAGATTCACCTTCGGTTTGATCACTATAACTTAATACCTCAACAACATTCTTGTAAGGCTCTTGAAGACTTATTAAAATAGCATCGCCATTTTCATTTGTTGTTGTTCCTATAACGGCCATGTATTAAGAATTTATTTGTTGTTCTATTTCTTCAACTTCAACCACTTCCTTTTTGAAAGTTTCACCTAAAATATATGAACCTACAAACGGTGTTAATGCTGCAAAATATGCGCTTACTCCAATAAGATCTGAACCATTTACGATTACCCATAAACCTACGGCTAGCCATAATCCAATTGTAATGTACATCATTACTTCTCTTCTACTGTTAGGGCCTGGCAAAAATATTGAAGAATTTTTACTTCTACGAACGCTTTCACCAAATATATATGAAGCAACGAAACCTGTTAAAGAAACAAAATATGCAGCCAAAGCAGTAAAATCGGTTTCAAAATATGTTGCAGTAATACCTACAGCTAACCATAAAAGTACCACAAGATATGTTACGCATTCACGCTTAGATTCGCAACATCTCCTTAAAAAACTTTTCATAAGACCTTTTTGTTTATATATTCCTTAATAAGGAGTATAGTCTGTCTTAACCAAAAGGGTAGGATCATCTTCTTCTAGTTTTTGATCAATATGATCAAGAAGATCAAATGTTCCAAGAGTACCATCAATTTCAAGTTGGCCTAAAATTTCAAATAAAAGTGAAGCTTTCATATAAAAATATGAAGATCTTTCTAAATACTTGTTAGGCATTATTTTGTACTCAATAATCTTTTTATTAATAATATCGAGTTGGCTTCTTTGGAATACTTGAGTTAAGTCAAAAATACCTTCTTCTATCTTAAAATAAAAGCTCATAATTTCCTTATTCTCAATCTTAACAACTCTTGAGAATTTTTTATCATAAGAAATACTAAATGTCATCCACTCTAGATTTTCTAGCCTTTCTATAATTGACCAAAGAAAGGTAACCGAATTAGGTTTATTACCAGGCATTGCAGCAAGACCATCTACCTCGGCTTTTGTGATCTCATGATCCAGTCTTTTATTACCTCTAATAGCAGACTTAAAAGATTCTACATCAACGGTGAAAAGATTTTCATCACCGGATTCATTCCAGTTTTTACACTCTTTTATGACTCTTGATATGATAATACTATCAATGAGATCAAACTTATAAAGAGTAAAGTAAATGTGAGTTGGAATACCTAACTCAAACTTATTGTCTATTAGCATCATTTCCCATCTGTTTTTCTAATATATCTATCGCGGTTCGGACTTCTGATGGGTTATATTTTAGGCATTCTTTAAACTCTCTATGACCAATTTCATTAAATTTCATATAAAGTTCAACGGCCTTTGGATCTGGTGACCATTGCTTTTCTTTTTCTTGTTTCTTTACCTTTGTGTAAATAAAACCTGGAACTTTATTAAACTTTGAAGCAACCATTCTCCATGCTTCTGCCTGTCCTACTGGATCAATTTTAAGAGTATTAAACAGATTTGCCTGGATAGGAAATTTAATACTCATAAAACGATTGGTCATAAAAGAATTACGAGACTTATCATAACTAGAAACTTTATCCCATTGTGCGTCTTTACCAAATAAAACCTTTATGTAGTCAAATAATTGCATACTCCTTTTTTATTATACTTTAACAGTTCATTTTTGTTTTAGGGGAACATCCTAAAACAATAGATATTCTAAATGATTGTCTAAGATATTTAGGGATCTTATATTCTTTATAAATTTCTTTAAAAATAGGTTCCCATTTACTTTCTTCTAATTCATAATCTAAAAAAGGTATCTCTTTTTGACCTCTGTCATTTAAAGAAGCAGTTTCAACTAAATAGTCAAAATTGCCACTAGGAGTTGATTCTCTAAAAAGACGACGATAACATTCCATCATCGCATCATCTACTCTTTTTTGCATTCTTGACGTCATATTAAAATATTTTTCCCTTTTGTTTACGATCTGATATGAAAGAAAAATCAGAGTCATCTTCATCATCTTTAAAGATCTTAGATGAAACTGCTATTGAGGTATCTTCTGTCTTATATGGGCTATTTTCTAAAATTGATTTCATTGAAGAAACACCATTAATCTTTAAAGTATTTAAACTAATCTTAGACTCAATAGAGCGAAACATTTCGTCTAGGATACCCTCTGGGATAGATTCGGCAGAAAGAACCATTAAGTTTACGTTTGATTTAATATTGGCAATGATCTGTTCCCTGGTCATATGTTTAGCCTTCATAACACGAATAATGATATTGGCAAGGTCAGTTACCAACTCATCATTATAAAGATACATATGAGAAAGGACGCCATGCTTCTGTTTGAATTCAGAAACAATTTCTTCTGCCTTCTTTTCGCTGATTCCATAACGGCGATCTTTAGATACATACCAATATGCAGGAGTAACATTATCACCAGCATCACCGGTAAGAACTTTTCTAAAACGAAACTCTTCGGGGTCAACCTCTATGATATCAACCTTTTTCTTTTTTACCAAAGTTTGTAATAGCTTCTTTGCTTGATTTTCTGGTGAAACTGAAACCTTCATAAGATCAAAGATATCTGTTGATGTTTCTTGTTCTTCAGTATTCATCCATTCAGAGAAGCCTTGATAGGTATAGAGTTTCTTATGAGCCGGTGAAAATAGGATAGTATGAGTATCATTATTTTTACAAACTAATTGAACAATATCACGGTCACCAGTAAACATAATTACTGATTTGTTATTGGCTAAAGATTCAGTATTCCATGCATACATTAAATCGTCACCTTCGGCTCCATCAATTTTTGAAACAATTACACCCTGACGAACCAAGAGACCAATAAAGTCTTCTGATACTTTAGAAAAGTTTTCCCAGTTAATAGTGGAATCTTGTTTACGATTTCCTTTATAATCTGCCTCTGGGTAAAAGTCCTTACGCCATGAACGAGAATCTACCGTCCATACAATTTTATCAATAAGACCTTCAAATAATCTAACCTGGTATGCAAAATCAGTTGCGAGTTTTGCCATAAAGGATTGAGACTCTTCAGAAGAACCTAGTAATTCTTTAGACTTACCTAGACGAGGCAAGACATATAATGTTCTGAATAGAAAATAATTTCCATCCACAACTAGTGTGTGTCTACCTGTTTTTTTCATCTATTTTTGTAATTTATTAAAATATAACAGGTCAAGAATTAAACTGAAAGTTTATAATAAGGAATTCTTTTTCAATCTGTTCTTGTGATTGATTAGATCTTTCTCTCTTAAACTCCCAAAATCTTTTTACTGCTTCACCTAATGCAAAATGATTAGGATATCTCTTAATTAATTCATTTAGTAAATTATCTGACATATTATGCACCATTTAATATTGATTGCAATTCATAAATACAAGCGAGCATTGATACAGCAGGATCAATTACAAGTTGTCTTTGCGATTGATACTTTGAAACCGTTACAATTGTTTGCGGTATGAATTGAATATAAGAAGGTCTTTCCTGTTGTATGTATTCAATAAATTCAGCGCCTAAGGAAGAGAGTACATCATCTACTCGGTTTGCATAATTTGATAACATATATTGGTAATTTTTTACCGGGTCAGTGTTATCAATAATAAGATCATAAACATCTTTGTAAACCGAACTAAACTTCTTAATATCTTCAACAGTAATAGTTTCCTTACCTTGGGATTTAAACCCTTGAAGTTGATTAAGCATATTACGAAGATCCGGAAATTTTCTTTTTACCAATTCAACAGCTGCATGTTTATCAATTCCAATTCCTTCTTCTTTACAGATTTGTAAAATTCTCATTATGTAACCTTTCATAATTTCCATTTCCTCCTCCTTCGTAAAATCAAAATCAATCATTTCAAATCTTGATTGAATTGGATCTGGAACCTTATTAATGTAATTACATGTTGCAATAAATCTGGCATTGGATGCAAATTGATCCATTGTTGCACGAAGGGCTTTAAAAAATTGATCAGATACACCATCAATCTCATCTAGGATAATAACCTTAAGTTTACCAGGTTCATCCATAATGGAACGGTTTGCGCAGAAGTCAGTAATACGATTTCTAACAATATCAACCGAGGTATCTGTTGATGCATTAATATAAAGATATGGATGCTTAAAATGTTTAACCAATGCTTTAGCAGCGGATGTTTTACCTGTACCTGGACTACCATGTAAAAGAAGATGTTGATAAACACCCTTTGATAATTTATCACCTACTCGTTTAGGTGTAATAAGATCATCTAAGTTTTGTGGCCGGTACTTTTCAGTTAAAAGAATATTCTGTACATTTCTCATAATTAAGATACTATTGTTTATTTTTATATGCAAACCTGAGTGATAGTTTTACTAAGGATAAATAAAAAAATCATATAAGACATCAATGAGAAGAGTAAGAAAATTACTTGGTAATGACAGAAGAGTTCCTGTCATAAAAGAGAATAAGGGATTACCTCCAACTGTAATTAAGAAAGGGCAATCTAGTAATAGGTTAGGAAGAGTAGTTGTTGCTAATGATAATATACCAACAATACAGCGAAGAAATCTTAGTATTACAACATCGGCTGAAGTAACAAAAAGACCAATAAGTAAAATTGAACCTATTTGGTTAGGTGAAACCGTTTTCATTATAGGGGGTGGGCCATCTCTTCAAGATTTTAATTGGTCTGGTCTTTATGGTAAGAAAACCATTGCAATCAATAAATCACTACTTTCGTTTCCTCAAGCAAATGTTCTTTATTGGACAGATTCTAGGGTTTATTCCTGGATGAAAGCCGACATTGATAATTTCAAAGGCCCTAAATATACAATACGAGATCACCCATCATATATAGGCGACATTAAGATTTTAAGAAAAGGTAATAAGTTTGGTTTAGAAGAAGCCAAAGATACGCTATCACATGGTAATAATAGCGGATATGCTGCTATTAATCTTGCATACCATTTAGGAGCAAAACGAATTATTCTTTTAGGATATGATATGGGTAATGATGGTAAAAGAGGACATCATCATGATGGATATCCAGTTCCGGTAACAGGTGATAATATTTACAGGGATCAATTTATCCCAGGATTTAAGATACTTGCAGATCTACTTAAGACAAAAGGAATTGAAGTCTATAATGCATCTCCAAATAGTTTATTAAATACCTGGCCTAAGATTACATTAGAAAAAGCTTTAACTTTTAAATGATCTTCTAATATGTGTGATAAACTCCCTTTGTTCACCTTTTAGAAGAGATTTACAGTGTTTAGTAAAGTTAACAGATGAATCTATTACTCGTTGATCAACCCTTTTATTCCGTGAGTTATGAGCCTCAGAACATTTGCTACATACAAAGTTTTCAATCTTCTTTGAATCCATTCTTGCCTTAATCTCTACAGAACAGATTGCACAGTTCCAGTCTATAACATTTGAGTCTGATTCTACTTCCTTTATTGTGGTAAAGGTTTCTCTAAAGGGATTCCAAAGAATCTTATTAGGATTCTTTTCATGGTCATTCATATCCTCAACCTTAAAAATGATTTCATATGTTTGCGGGTCTGGATCTAACCACTTAAGGTAGTCATTCTCTGCCATAAATCGTTGCTTTGAAGGCGGCAGGTTCTCCAAAAGAATACCATGCCGCCTTCTATACCATCCAAAGTTTATTTTACGAACTTTATACATTTACATTTTTACTTAATCTTCTAAATTTATCAGTAAAAGATTCACCAATATAACCAGCAGATTCATTTTTACCTGCCTTCTTATCTTTAAGATCCTTTAGTTTATTTTCTTCTGGTTCAAGAGCCTTTGCTAAAACTTCAGGACTTGCAAGAGGACTATTTTTATCCTTTGCTTTATTCTTAATTGCAGCTATCTTATCTTCCTGATCTGCTATTTCTTTATCAAGAGGATCCTCCTCGGTTGCAACAGCAGCCTTTAGATCATCCTGTGCAACATTAAGAGCAGATTGTGCAGCGGCAATGTCATCAGAATTACCTCCTAATTTTGCTTTTTCTAATTCTTCTGCTTTAATCTGTCTTTCAATAGCTAAAACATCAGGGTGTTTTTTAGATCCAAGCGAATCTTCTTTAGACTGTTTATCTGCCTTTAATTTATTGATCTTAGAATCTATAACGTTTATCTTTTCAGTATTATCCTCGCCTTCGGGCTTAGTCTCTCCTTCGGGCTTAGTCTCAGCTGCAGGTTTATTATCCTTTACTTTAGGCATTTCTTGCTGCTGTGGTTGCTCTTGAGCCTGTGGTTCTTCTGCTTTAGGTTCTTCGGCCTTTTCATAATCCTTAATATCTTGCTCTGCCTTAGCAGCTTGTGCATTAAGTTTCTTTATTTGGATCTTAAGTTGTTTAGTTTCTTCGGCATCAGCAGCTTTAAGAGCAGTTTCAGCAGCGGCAACTTTAGCCTTTGACATAGCAAGAGATTTAACGGCCTGTAAACCTGGACTCGTTGCAAGAGTAGTCATACGGTCAGAAATAGCGCTGGCCTTATCGGTAAGTGCCTGGTTCTTTGCAGCATTAGCCTGTCTAAGAACCTCCTTTTTATCTGCATCTACTTCTCCACCAGATGCCTGTATTTTCTTTTCATAGTCTACATTATTAAGAGCCTTTTGTACCAATGCTTGTTGGTACTTCTTTGCATTGTTCTTAATCTTTAAAAATTTAACAGGATTTTGAAAAAGGGCACCTGCTCTAGTTTGTGCAGGTTTAGGCGCAGCTTCATTAATAGCCTGTTCAACCACGCGGTCAAGATGAGCCTCTAATCTAGTCTCAGCTTCCTTAATTATTCTAAAATGTTCAAAATTGACAAGTTCTTTCATTTCTTATTATTTTTTTAGTAATTTATATATTCCAGGGTCTAGAGCAAAAAAAAGGTTCGCCGAAGCGAACCTTTAGAGTATTTAATTTTACGATTATTAACACATAACTGGTGACCAGATGTCATTGTATAACCAGTCTTGGAATGCAGCATGATCTTGAGCATCCCACCAGTTAAGAAAACATTTATAATCAACCCAAACGCTAGAGTCCTGGAATATACCATCAACTATAGTGGAATAGAATGCTTGAAAGTCAAAGCAGTATTGTTGTGCTAATGCATTAAACCAGTCAAGGGTACTTCCGTATCTATTATCAGTTACCCCACAAGGATTCGAACCGTCAAAGAATTGCTTAAAATTACTATCGCTAGGTGTTTTTACGGTCTGAGTAAAGAAAAACTGTGGGAGTTCCCAACCTGCTTTAGTGGTTGTGCCAAAGAAATCAGGTCTTCCATCTATAATGGCTTTAATGTCATTAGTGTTTACAAATCTAGTGCCTTCCCATGCATTTGGAACATAAGATAATGTCATATTAGGAATAGGAACACCGGTATCCTCAACACGAAGATATGCGCCTTCCTGATTAGAGTATGGAACATATGATCTAACAATTGTTTTGGTTGCAGTAGTAGGCCAGTTACCTATAGAATAAAATGGGGTTTGTGGTGCTTTAGTAAATGTATATTGTTGAATACCATAACCAAAAGGGACATTGCCATAAGATGTGGCATTTAACCATGTAGCTACATCAAGAAGATCATCAAACCTAGTTGCCTGATTTTCATTAGAAACAAGGTAAACTTCCCAGGATGCTGGAGCAGCACCAGGATTTATCACATAAATGTAGGCGCCTAGATCAAATGAATATAGGATAGCTGTTCTATCTAATGTATTTGATGATTTTGCACCACCTGCAACATTCGGTGTGGGTGCAGCCCCAAATGAAGTAGATCCAACCGGATCAGAAAAGAACTTATCCTTAATTTCATATCCATTTGCTGCATCAAAAAGTGTCTTTGATTCATCACCCCATTGGTTAGGATACCAGTATGTAGAAGGTATCTGTGCATCGAGTGTATTAAGATTTGTGTATCTTGTTGCGTTATCAGCAATTTCAACAGTATCACCCCTAACACCTAATACGGTATTGTCTACTTTAAGCCATCTTCCAGCGTCTTTTGCTTTTATAACGGCTGCTCTATTTACTGCCATAATCTAATTTTTATTTTTATATATCTTTTAGGAGTAAAAATTTTAAAGAGGATTATGCTGCAAAGTATAGCCATTGGATTTCCCAAGGGTATGCATTTATAGTAGGATCACCAATAGGTGTATCAGTTAAATAGTATTGAAGTTCCACGATGTTAACCCATTTAGTAGCACCATTAGGATTCGTAACCCATGTCCAAGTAACCGCCGAAGGATCACCACCAATGGTGCCAGGATCTATTGCAATGTATTTATCTTGGCTAAAATTATAAAGAACAGCTGCGCGGTAAACTCCTTGTGACATATTGTTATTTTTGTTTTATATATTAAGAAAAAAAAAAGGTCCGCCGAAGCGGACCTTTTCAAACAGTATGATTACTATTGATTAGATAATATCAACTCCGTTGAAGTTGAAGTTCAATACATAGTACATAGTTTGTGGGTGGAATCCAGCGTCTACTAAGTCGAATCTAGATTTAACCGCGATTTTAGGAGCCATAGTTCCTTCTGCGATTGTCTCAACAGATTCAGCCATTAAGTAAGGCATGAATACTAAACCAGGAGAGTTACCATCACCTTTACGACCTACAGCGATCTTAACATCGTTAAAGTCTCTGTTTGGATCTACATAAACAGTAACACCTGCGATAGCTCCGATTGGGTAAAGAGAACCACCAGCTTGGTTAACTGTGTTAGAAAGAGGATAAGCAACGAATCCAGCGATGTCCTGAAGAGCAGATGCCATCTTACCGCCAGTTACAGCGAAAGTAGCAGGTCCTCTACGGCCACGAGTAGCGATCAAGTTAGAAGCAGCAAGAACCTTAGTAAGGATTCTACGTTGCAATGTACCTTGAGTTTCGCCACCACCACCAACTGATACAGAAGTAACAGTTACAGAGCGGTTAACGCCAGTATTGTCAGTTCCAAGAGGAATAGTAACAGCACCGGTAGCACCAGTAGTAAATGCAGCTGAAAGAACAGTAGCGTCTACTTGAGATACTTGGTAAGCGTTAGTTACGCCATTCTTGAAGATTCTATCCAAGATATACTTGTTGATAGATTGAGTTAATTCATTAACCAATACAGCTTCTACTTGAGCAACTGCATCGATACCGAATTGCTTAAGATCTTGTACTTGTTCGCGAGTTACAGCGGCAGCAACTTGATAAGTTTTAGCGGCAACTGATTTGTTGAACAATGATAGACCCATGATGTTATCTGGAGTAGATTCTCCATCTCCTCTTTGATAAGGATCAGTACTGTTAATAGATTCAGCGAAAGAAGGAACACCTGTAGCAGGGTTGTTCTCAGCGAATGCATTACCAGAGAAACCAACGATGTGGTCTTCTAAAGCTTTAACTAATTCAGGAGCTCCGTCAAAGTTAACACGAACTACAGTTAGAGGATCATCAGAATAACCATCAGTAGCTGCAGTGATTGCAGTATAGATTGGCTGATAACCTTCTTCACCTTGTGCAAAAGGATCAGCACCTTGAGCTTGGTCAGTTCCTTTACCTCTTACGCGGAAAATAGGATAACCATCGATACGAGACTTACCAACGAAAGTTAATTCGTATGCACCGAAGCTACCAGTACCAACGTAAAGAAGATCGTTAACTGCTAAGTCACCACCAGTAGCGATAGTTAAAGGAACTTTGATCATTAAAGGAGCAGAGTTACCGTTAATACCACCAGCAGTAGTTACACGACCACCACCATATACAAAGTCTAGGTAAGTAAGAACTCCCATAGGACCTTGCATAGGAACTACAGGTACAAGATCAAGACCTACAGTCTGAGCAGCTACTTGCATAGCAAGTGGCAACAAAGAGAATGGTCTATCACCAGAACCTGGGGCCTGAGAATAGAAAGCGTTCAATGTAGTAGGATCTCCAGGGAAAGTAGGAGCGCCCATTGATTGAACGTTCATGTTTGGATTGAGGTGTACAGTATTGTAAACACTTTCATTAAGGTTATGGTAATGGCAATACTTAGACATCCAAGATAACTTAGACTTCTCAGTGATACCAGTAGCCTCCTCAATGATAGGTGCCCACGTCTTTTGTACTTCAGCCTCATTAATTAAATGATTTGCGTACATTTTGTTTTTTGTTTTTTTATTTGTTTTTATTAATCAATCTGTAGCTCTTTGCTTCTTAGCTATTAGATTATATTTTTTATATATTATCGTCCTAAGTTGAATTTTACTCTATTAACTAGGTCATTAGCAAAAGATTCATTTACTAAAGGCTCCTTAGGTGCAGCGGCCTCAGCAGCTGTTTTACTTTCATTAATTTGTTCTAATTCCATTTGAGATGGTCTTAGATCTCTGGTTCCCCAGAAGTTATTAATGGCGTAAGGAGTAGTTAAGGTATAGAACTTAGATTCTGCAATAATTTGATTCTTACGAGATTCTGATAAAGCTTCCCATTTAGCAGAGAATTTCTCAGGCATATCAGCAATAAAATTCAATTCTCTCTTCTTTTCAATAAATGAAGATTCCCATATATTTTCAGCCTGAACAGTTGACATAATTGGTTTAGCATTCATTGATTCAACAATCATTTTCTGCTTTTCTTCAGAAAGTGAATTAAATTCATTTTTCTTAGATTCAGAAAGGAAGTTCATAAAATGCATTTCAGTAACAACCTTAGTTTTGGCTTCAGCCTTTGCAATTAATTTATTTAAGGCTTCTTCTATTGAATCTTTATATTCTTTCTTATCGGATTCTTTTTCTTCATTCTTAGATCCACAAGATCCTTCATGAACTTCACCGCATTTTTCACAAGTAGCTTCTTCAGATACTTCGGATTCATTAATAGCAGAACCTTCAACCGTGTTTACATTTTCTGCAATGTATTCAGCATATTTAATACTCTTTCTTAAACCTTCAGCAAGGTGTTCAGAGTATGCAATGTTTTGATCAACCTTTTCAGCAACATATTCGGAATACTCAATTCCTTTTTCAAGGTTCTCTCCTAAATAGTTTGCATATTGAATTCCCTTATCAGCTTTTTCAGCAACATGTTCAGCATATTGAATTGAGTTATCCAATTCTTCAGCAAGGTATGTCGTATAATTCTTAATCTTATCTACATTTTCAGCTAGATAGTCAGAATAAGAAATACTCTTATCAAGGTTTTCAGAAAGATACTCGGCATAATCGCTTAACTGATTTACCTTTTCTCCAATATGTTCACTGTACTTAATAAGTTTTTCAACGATTTCAGTATTGTCTGAATTTGCGGATTCTTTTACATTATTTAATACGCCTTGAACATATTCGGTGTATTTTTGAAAATCCTCAACGGTTACAAAATTTTGATTTTCCATTGTTGGTTCTTTTTTATCTTCTGTATTTTTAGTTTCTTCCATTTCATAAATGAATAAAGTAGGGTCGGCATCAAATCCGTAAGATTCGTTAACCCTTGATAATTCTGCATTTTCAAATCCAGGATCTGCAACTAGGTCATATGTAAAAAACTTCTTAATCTTTACTTTACCGTTTTCATCAACAGTTCCAGCGGCACGACTTGAAATATGAAGAGGAATACCGTCCTTAATTAAAGCCTGTGCTTCTTTACCCTTTGTAGTATTTAATAAACGAACTCTTCCAACAACTTGTTTGTTTTCGGAATCGTACTTTAAAGATTCTATTACATGGGATACGTTAGAGAGACTAATATCAAAATCTTTTGGGTGGTCTAATTCACCTAAAAGTTTGTTTGTCTTTACCTTTTCTTGGAGTTCATTAATATGAGGTAAAACTTCCTTTTCCTCATAAATTCTGTTATTCTTATTACGAACACCGAACTCAGTAAAAACGCCTTCTAATACGACGGCGCCATCATCATCTGTCTTAAATGATAAATTAGACTGTGATCTCTCAAGAATTAATAGTTTTTTTCCTGACATCTTCTACTTGTTATTTGATTTATATATTATCAACTTATAAAGTTTTTATCCTAAACCCGCCAATGGATCTTCTTCAATACCGCCTGCAGGCTTTTCTGGCTTAAAAAGTTTCTTATCGGCGCCTAAAAGAATCTTTTCAATATCTTCCTCAGTGTAACCTTGGGCCTTTAGATCAGATCTATCCTTAGCACGTTGATTGGCTTTAAGGTCATCTTGTGTAAATCCTCCATACCTCTTAATTAACCATCCTAAGTCAAAATACGGTATTTCGGTCATATTTTCATCCATTATACTTAATTGGGTCTTCATATTACCAATAAAGTCTACTCTCTTGGTTTGAAGTTCCATTTCTTTCATTTCTTCAAATACGTTGTCCTTCATATACCTTAATGCCAATCCAGCCTTAAATGCAATATCATTTTTAAGTTCTGGATGGTTAAGACACATTTGAAGATAAACAGGTTTGATTAAGATTTCCTGGAAAATTGATCTTAAGCGATCAATAAATTTAGAAAACTTAATTTCATCTCTTAACATACCACTTGCATCCATATCGTAGGTATTACCACCTTCTTTATCGAAACGTGAGAATGGAATTTTTGAGGCAAGTTTAAGTTTATCAGCAAAGTATTTTAATGATTCGGTGTCTCCTAAATCAGGACCATCTCCTCCGATTGTACTAATCTCAGGTTGTTCGCCATCTTTAGAAGGTAACCAGTATTCCTTATTAAAAGGCATCATTGGTTTTCCGTTTGTTTGAATTTCTCCACTTTCATAATTGAAGTCTACTACTTCACGATAAGAATTCATTAATTGGGCAAGGGATTGTTTTGCCCTCGTTTTAGATTTTCCACCGACCGGAATAATAAACTGTGTCTTAAACGAAGCATTAGAAACAGCCCAGATAATTCTGGTAGTTTCCATAATTCTTAAAAGGTTAAAAGAGCGGATAAGTCTCTCAACATAAGAGATTCTCTGTGGTGAATTAACTTGTGAATATGAAAGATAAAGAATTTGAGAATCCCAAAGCTTTCTTTCCTTAGATCCGCCACCTTTATACTGAACCCACATTTTCTTTCCAGTTTCAGTATCTAAACCTGGCATTAAAGAAATAGGATCTAGTTCTTTAAAGCCTATGATTTCGGTTTGCTTATCATTATAAACAATTTCAAATGCAAGATATCCATCAACCAACCATTTTCTAAAATAGTTCCAAGGTTGGATAGCATCATTAAACCCAAAATAATTGTAAATGTTATTATAGATATCTCCAATTTCTTCTTCAATAGAATTACTTATTTCTCCGTTAAATTCTGCATAAGCAAAATAGTTACTCTTATCAAATACTATTGCCTCATCGGTAACTACATCAAGGATATCTTCAATTTCATCTTGTACCGCAAAGGTTCTTAATTGATCTCTCTTCTTTTCATAATCTCTATCAAAGAATGAGATGTTCTTTTTAAGACTCGTATCGGTTAATGATAAGGCAGCAAATGCAGCATACATATCATCTGCATCGGATCCCATTGGATTCATTGTATAACCCATTGCATTTTCGGTAAAACCGATTGCTCTGGAATTACGAATGATCATATCATCATATGCCATCCCAAGGTTAGAAAGATCTTTTAGAATCTTTCTTACTGGATTGGAGTCTGTAAGAGGACCTCTTCTATTTGTAAATCCTGCCATGTTTTATCATTTATTGTTTTATATATTCTGGTAATATAAATCTTGCGCCTGTAAAATTGATCCACCAAAGAAAAAGTTATCATCATTAACAGCACCAAGGTACCAGTCTTCATAACCAATTATCTTTGGATCTTTCATACGATCTAATCTATATTGCCTAATTGCATATGTTAAGTTATATTTTCTACCTAATGACTTTTTAACGGCTTCATATGTAAAGTCTTTATTAAATGTTTGTTTTGCAACTTCTCCAGCATTATTAAATTGTCTTTCAAAGAAACCACTAAACGATTTTATGATATCTTCCATAAAAGGTATTCTTGCATCATAAGGAATGTAATGTAAATTAATTCCTAATTGATTTGTCATTGATCCAGGAACAGCACCTAATCCTATAACAATAGGAAAGGTATCATAAAAAGTTTCATCTTCAGTAAAATACCTAAATGTATACATCCTACCTTGATCTAAAACGCCAGTTCCCTTAACACCCATTAATAATAAATCCTTAGAGGATGCTTTAGAGGCCTTAGACTGACCTTTATTCTCAGCAATGTATAAATCTAAATCATCTGTAAAACTACCTATTATCATACTAAAAAAGATTTGAGTCTTCGGTTAATAACATAACCTTAAAATTTCTTTGAGTTGCAGCTTTATTAAGAGCATCTGTTTTGCAAAGATTTCTAACATACGTTTCATAGGCATACTTAAAGTTATCTATTGCTTTTTTGGTATTTCTTTTTGGTGGAGATGGTTTCTTTAATTGTTCTTTTGGCTTTATCTCTACCACATATTCTTCAACCAAACCCTCTTTATTCATTTTTACATAAAAGTCTGGATAATAGTTATGAAACTTATTATCCAAAACATTAAAGTATTTTATTGAAAAAGGTTCAGACACCCAGCTAATTACATTTTCATTATGATCACACCAATGACAGAATTTTCTTTCCCACGAGCTTCTGTATATGATAGGCCCTGGTCCTATATACTTATGAGGATTGTGTGGTTTATAATAACCTTGTTTAAATCCTGATTTAGCCGTAGGTTTGACATTCTTTATACTCATTGGTATTATTCTAAATGGTATAAATTCCTTCCCCGTCAGAACTACCGTCTATTGAAACGGTTCCTGCATATTTCTTTGGATGTAATTTATTCCAACCTTTTGCAAATCCTCTTTTTGCGATCTCTGTAAAATATGCAAATGCATTTTCACTTTTATCTGGATTAAAGTTTCTCCAATAGCGGTAGAGATCCATATAAGCAAATGCTATACAATCTTCTCTATCAGCAGGATCGCGATATGTAAGCTTGGTTGAACATTTATCTGCTAATAACATTAAGAACTCTAAAGCCTTTGGTGTTAATTCATCGAGTTCTTTTGATTTACGTATTTCGTCTAAAAGATCTCTATTATTTAAGTAATTCCTTTTTCTAGGCATAACCTGAACTGTTTTTTTATTATATGCAAAAAAAGCCGACAGTTTACCTGTCAGCTTTTTATATAAAGGTTAGCGATTAAATTTCAACCTTAAGGCTTGCCTTCTTTACGATTTTAGATTTATCGGTTTCAGGGACGATGATATTAAGTAAATCAGTATCACCTAAAGAAGTATATTCTTCTGCATTAACAAAAACAGTTTGACCTTTCTTTAATCCATTTACGTTATCTTGAACTTTTGCTTCAACATAACCGTCGTTTAGATATTGGTCTTTACTTTTTTTTTCAACTATAGAATAAGTTTCTTGAAGTTCTTTTTCAAACTTAATGATTTCGGTATTGATTAATTTTAATGCTTCCTGTAATTCTTCAGAATCTCCTAATGATTTGATTGCTTCAGATACCTTATTCTTCTTCTCTTCTAAGAAAGAAATTTTATCATTGATTTCATTTCTCTTTTTATCAGCAACTGCTTTTTGATTACCTTCAGCCACTAATCTTTCAGAAAGAATAGATGATGCATCATAATTAATGAATTCTTTAATCATCTTAACAGCTTCAGTTGCAGATGAATAGAATTTCATTTCATTTACCTGCATTCCAAAGTTAACTTTATTAACCCATACACCTTCCTCAACAGCAATTACAGTTAAGAAAAGATTTAAGAATTCAGTAGAAGTAATTCCAGTGAAATTATCCATTTCATGTAAAAGATCTACATTCTCAAAGAATTTACATACAGTATCAGATTTCCACTGATCTCTATAACCAAAGAATCTTGTTGCAATAAGGGATTCCTTTAATTCTACGATACTTGCATTGGTAAGATCTACTCCACCTAAGCTTAATGTACCTTCAGTAAGGTTATATTCTAAAGTTTTTCCATTTTCAGAAAAAGTAACTAATGAATTACCGTCAAGTTTAAACATTTTAATACCTTCTAAAACATCAAAGAAACGAGAATCAGTTACTTCAGTTTCAGAAATCTTACCTTCGGTAAAGATATAGTTCTTACCATGTAAGTGGAATGTTAATCCTTCTTCAGACTCCAACACGGGTGAAAGAATTTTAGAAACCTTACCACCATGATTTGAATAGGCCTTTTGCTCAGAGGAAGCCATTTCGTTTAGAATGTTTTTACATTCAGCAGACCATGGGTTCTTTGCAGCAATAATAGCAAATTTAGATTTAATGTCTTCAGAAGATTCTTTTAAAAGAATTTCAAATTGATTGGTTAGACTTTCGTATAGTTTACCTTTTTGTGAATTTGATCTATCGATTGCTTCAGCAATTCTAAATGACCATTTAGAAGAATCATATGCAGCCATGATATAGCTTCTTAATTCTCTAACTGGGTTTAACCATTCAGATGCAGCAAGATCTCTGTGAAGATTTTTTGCAATCTTAAATTTAAGAGCGGGGTTTACGTTGTTTTCAATATCTTCACTAATTATTGAAATATCTCCGCTAGAGAATCTCATTGGAAAATTACCTAAAGAATTTTCTAAAATGTTAAGTGCATTTTTTGCGGAATAAGATACTCGTGATTGATCTTCTCCCATCGTATTTAATGCATTAATGGCTTTCATAACGTTTTCATACAAGCCTGCAAGTGTAAATTTCATATTATTATGATTTTTTTGATTGTTTTCGGTTGTGAATGTTTGAGCAGCGGCTTTATATGCATTAATACCAGATAATGCTAATTGTTGTGGAGTACCCATTCCTACAAGAATAGCTAAAACTTGACTATCTGATTTACCACTTTTATAAAATGCGGTAATAAGATCAATCAATTGCTTTGGGGGATTATTTAGATACGGAGCATCAGTGTTTACACCATATTGAGGCTCAATAGTACCATTCGCATAGACTTGAGTTTGTCCTTCATTAACTGCTTTACTCATATTTGATGATTTTATTTGTTTTATATATTCTAAGATCCTAAAGTTATTATCCTTCGTCATCTTCTGCATTTCTGTATTCTTTACTCTCTGGTGCCTCTAAATCATCATATTTTTTAGCATCAAAGTCAAAGTTGGCAGAAGTCGTTTCAGTTTCTATATAAGGTCCTCCACGATTAATATCAGAAGGATTAACATACTGCTTATTGGATAATACATTTTCTGGAGCAATCTTTGCAATGTTATCAATTGTGTATTCAAATTTCTGGAATACACCACCAAATGATATTCCAATATCTCCATTTGGTCCAGTTCTAAATAGACCAACACCTTCGGCATCAGGGTTACTCTGAATTGAATCTCTGGCTATTAGATCAACCTCTGATAAGAGAACACCATTTTCAAAACATGGCATAAATGATTTAACTTCCAAATCAAAGGTTACATTAAATTCTTTCTTATCGTTAAGGGCAAATTCAAAGAGACGATCTTGGCTATAGTCTTCAGGAACTGACATACCAGCCTGAACTCTTGTCATACCTAAATCAACACTATAAAGAGTTGTCTTATAGAGTTTTGATAAAATTGATTCGGTAACCTTTAACATTTCAAGATTATTGGAACAAACAACAGTTACTCCAAATGTCATAGTAAGAGGTAAAAAGTTTGTCTCTAGTGAAAATCTTTTTAAGACGCCGTTCCACTCTCTGACAAATTCACCTCTAATAAATTTATTTGTCTGGGCGCCTGAATCAATTGAAAGAGAATTTAATTGAAGTACACCTCTTGGTACAACTTCATAATCTCCTATAGCTTTACCTTCTGCAATAGCATCATATAAGAAGTTATCTGCCAGAAACCGATCATCACCCGTAACAGAATAATAGAAAGGTACATTTACCTTTTGTACAGTATCCTCATCAATCTGATTATAATAGTAAACTTTATTTCTTAATTCAGCAAGAGTAGCTACAGTTACATATCGTAATATTGTGTTGTCTTTATTAAATTCCTGGTTATAAGCAGACATTTAGTAGTGATTATTTACTATTATTTATTTAATGCTTTCAATTGTAAACTCAGAAAAGCCGCCATCCTTTGTAATTTCCAACTTCTTATCAAAATATTCACTTGGCAGGACGGTATGATTAATAACAAATGTGTTTAACCCAATCTCTTGTATCGTTTCATGAAGAATATTTACGATATGATAAACACCATCAGCATCAATTGAAGAAAAGATTTCATCCAGGAATAAGATGTTAAGACTAGAGAATCTAACCTTAATCATTTTAATTAAAGCCATGATAATTACAAAATCAACTTTTTTCTTTTCTCCAGTACTTAAGGTTTTAGGACTAATCTCCTGACCTAAATGATGGATAGTACAATTAAATTTATCGTCAAAACGGATCCCAAACGGTATACCCATTTCCTTTGCCATAACAAGGATATTATTGTTAAAGGATGGTAGAATGGACCTAACTGCCAAGTTTTTAATTCCATCATCACCCATAAGAGTTTCAAGAATACTTAAGTAATAGTCTTCGCCTTCGCTCTTAAGTTTTACCTGACCCTTTTCTTCTTTCTTTTCCTTAAATTCTTTTATAAGTTCTTTAAGATGCCCAGAAGATGAATCATCCTTTTCGGCTAATTCAATAATCTCATTCTTTAAGGTATTCATTTGGGATTCCAATTGACCAACCTTTACATGGATTTGTCTACCCTGTTCCCTGAGTGTGGTTAAAGAATCATCAATTTTTGCAACCTCATCTTGTATCTTTTGATACTTAGCATTTAATGTTTCTAAAAGATCCTGCTTTTCCTTTTTAATATGTTGATGAAATTCTGAATCAAGAGGAGAGTTACATGTTGGGCATGTATTATTTTCATAAAGCTCTAATCCTTTTTTAACCGCATTAATCTCAGATTTTAATTCAGTTTCTTTTGAAGATTTAGTTTTATATTTTTTATCGTTTTCATCAATTCTTACCTTGGTCTTATCATTGGCATCCTTTAGTTTCTTTCTCATTTCATTAAGAGAAACTAATTTCTTTTTAAGTTCAGCTACTTTATTGGCATCTTTTTCTTTTGATGCTTCTTCGTATTGTTCTATTTTAAGTAAGACAGATTGGATAGATTCTTCAAGTGTTCTGATTTCATCATCAAAGGTTCTAATTTCATCTATGATTAACTTTCTCTTATTCTTTACCAATTCTCTCATCTGATTGATTACAGAGAAACCAAATATCCTATCAATGATCTGTTTCTTATCAAATGGAGACATTGTAATAAAAGACTTAAAATCATTTACAGATAAGATGATAACATTCTTAAATACATGATAAGGAATTTCATAAATCTCGGATTCTAAAAACTCTTGTAAATTGGACTTACCTGCAACATCATATTCGGTTCCATTTATTGAAACATTAAATATTCCTGGAGATACTCCTCTTTCAATCTCAATTTGATTTCCTTTACTTTCAATCCAGATTTTTCCCCAAAGATTTCCGTTAACACGATTAGGAAGGTCTTTAAGATTTGCCCCTTCAACTCTACCATAACATAGATAGGTAATTACTTTGGCTAAGGTACTCTTTCCAGCACCGTTACCGCCTAATACTAGATAAAGATCGCTTTGTTCTTTATCAAATTCAATTACCTGCTTTCTATTACCGTAACTTGCAAAATTCTTAAACTCTACTTTATTAATCCTCATAAGAAGGTGCTAATGTTTGTTTATACAATTCAGATACTGACTTAATAAGTCTTTCTTTTAGGTCATCATCATAACCTAAACCATTTATAAAGTCAGCAGCAATTGTCATTAAATTAAATTCTCCATTAAAGTCAGAAGACTGTACATCGTCATCTAATTCGATTGGATTTTCTTCATCGTATATCTTAGGTTCTAGATTCTTGGCATATCCATCCATAAAATCCATAAACTTATTAATATTATACTTACCTAGAACGTTGGATGGAATATTAATATCAACAAAATTATCTTTAATTTCATTAAGTATATCCTCCATACGCCTCTCTAGAATATCATTTATATAATACCGAATAAAGATAGGTGATCTCTCATTCTGGATAAATTCATGATTACCAGTCTTAAGATCTAGTAGATATATTCCTTTAATATTTCCACGGTCGGATCTTGTCATTTGATATGGATTACCTACCAAAATAAAGTTTTCTTTTTCTTGACGATAATGAATATGACCAGAATAAACCCTCTTAAATCTTTTAAATGTACTTAGATCATTTCCACCTTCGTGGAGATGTTTTGTGCTAGGGCTAGTTTGTACCCCTTGGGTTTCCGTATGACAAAACATATAATCAATCTTCTTCTTAATTGAAGATAGAGTTTCTTTTTCATGTTCAGCATTTCTACGCCAAGGCATTAGAAGACAAGTAGCACCGTCATATTCCAAAATCTTAGGTTCTTTATGTACAGTAACATTAGGAATATACTTAAGGCAATCAACAGAAGATATATCATTTGAATTCTTTCTCATGATATCATGATTACCAACTATGATATGTATTTCTGGGAATATTTTTGAGAGTTCTTCAAAAACTCGTATGCCTAAATCTTGAGCAGCTAGGTTTAAACTTTGGCGGTTATCAAATACATCACCTAAGTGAAAAAGAACATCGCCCTGTTTATACTCTTTCTTTACAAGAGGAATAAAAAAGTTAAAGAAATAATCTTCAATGATACCAAGCCACAGAACAGAATTAGATCTGCAGCCAAGGTGTGTATCACTTATCATCCAAACTCTACTCATATTAAAATAATTTTCTTATCTTTCGTTTTTCTAAAATATTATACTTATCATCAAGTTCCTTAATTAATTCATCCTTGAATTTATTTGATAATGAGTTATAGAACTTATTAGGAAAAACATCAAAGTAATCTGATATAACACTAAATAGATCAACTCTGGTATATGAAGTACCTAAATGTTCAATGATATGAAAATAGATCTTATTAATCTGAACCTTATTAAGTTTCTTAATTACGCCATCTTTAGTTACCATATTAAGATGTTCGAATTCACTACCACGAATTAAGGAATCCACTTTTGAAAATAGCATATTATAATGCATCTTATCATCAGGGTCCATGTTATCACCATAGGTATTAGAAACATTAAATGTTATCTTATTTTCAGACGGATCCTGTTCGCCGTATGAATTATTGAAAATCTTGTCGTGTTGCATAAATGTTAATGTGTTATATCATCAGTTTCGGTAAGGCGCATGTTATCATAGTTTATATTAAATCTGCATCGGCTGCCTTTTCCTTGACCATCACGAATTTTTAGAACCTTTAACCAATACTCACGATTTGCATGCATCATACTATCTTGAATAAGAGCATACATTACATCGGCGGTATGGGCAAGACCTGCAGATTCAGCAATGTTTTCCATTTTAATTTCAGTTGAATCCCAGGCACCACGATTAAGCTGTGTTGCAGAGATTACTAACATATCTCTCTTTACTGCCAATGCCCTAAGATCTTCAGCGATTTGCTTAATCTTCATATAGGTATTTTCAGTATTAGGATTGCGATAGTTAGATAAAATGTTAATGTAGTCAACTACCAAAACATTAACTTTATGATCTTGTGATTCTTGTAATTCTTTAAGATAGGCTTCTATATCAAGAACAGAACCTTGTGATGTTGGAAATTCCTTAATAAAAAGTTTTCCTGGTGGTAATAAACCGCGAGATATCTTTTCTAATCGGCGTTTCATAAAATCACGATTAACTGATTTTTGATCATACTCCATCATAGGAATATCTAAAAGGTTAGCACCAATTCTTTTAAGAACTTTTTGTGCAGACATTTCAGCAGTAATGAATACTACATTATGACCCATCCTTACAAAGTTAGCAGCATCATTTGCCAACCAAATAGACTTACCTACGTTTTGTTCACCTGCATATATTACTAATGATTTAGGATCATAACCACCACCTGATACATTATCAATAAAAGTCCAACCTGTTTCTAGTTTCTTATTCTTTCGCTGTATGTGATGTTCAGGATTAAAGAAGTCTAAACCTATATCAGAATCAAAACTTAATGAACCTTCTCCTGATATCATACCAATTGCTCTGGTTACAATATCTTCAACATTATCAGGTGATACATCTTGTGTTTTTACATATTCAATTGTTTTAACCAATTGCTTATCAAAATGTTTCCATTTAATCCATGATTCACTGGTTCTTTTTATCCAATCCTGATCATACTCATTAATGTTTATTGAATAAACCGCAGAAACGATTTCATCGGAAATTTCATTAGGATCATCTTTAACTAAAGCTTTCATTTGATCCTTTGATGGACTTTCTCCAAATTTGGTATGAAAATCTTTTGCTAATTTTGCAAGATGATCTACATCACTATTAGAAAAGAAACCTGGTTTTACCGACTTAAGGTAATGAGGCTTATTTATAAAATAGTTAAAGAATATTTTTTCGTGATCTACGCCTGAATACATGTTTATTTTTTTATGAAAATAGTTGACTTAGTTTTATTCATAAGGATTTTTAAGTACCTCGTATGTTACATATGCCGAGGTGGAATTAACTTCTCCTAAAATTTTATCTGCAACTAATCTCTCTATTATAGTGGAGGTCTGTTCTTCGGTTAAACTGTATTTCTTTTGTAAAGAAACATTAGTGAATTTAATCTCCTTTGCAACTTTACCACAATAATCTCTAATTAATTCAAAGATTACATCTTCAGGATCGGGATATCCTGATAATGCCGTGTGATTGCCTAATACATACTTAACCTTAAGTTTAGCAGTATTAAGCGTTTTCTTCAGCATGTTCAGAAAGAATTTCAGTTAGGTTACCAAGATCTACATCATCAGTTCCATAACAGAACTTAGCATTAACAATAGGTTCTAAACGATCAAGAACATCTTGTGTGATTACTCTAGGCGTAAATAATTCATTTAGTTCAACTAGGTCATTAAGATGGGCAACTGCTAATTTACGAGCGGTTGCTGAAGGTTGAAAATAAACGGTTACTTCTTTACCGTCTCTGTTATAAATATGTTGACGACATTCAGTTTTACCTGCTTCAGTTAGTTTTTCATATTGACCTTCTGTAATGAATCTTCCTTTTTCAATACCGCAATTATCCCAACTAATATATTCCTCTAATCCAATATAAGGATTCATTCCTTTACTAAATGAAATGTGGAATTTAATTGGAGAAGGTTTTGCAAAACGGTTCTTATTAGGTTTAGCAGTTACAACAATACCAGTTTGTTCTGTACCTTCTTTAAGTTTTGCCTTACCTAAGAAAAGAATGATTGATGCAGCATATTCCGGACCGGTACCACCACCTGAAACCGTTTGTGAAAATAGGTCTTGTGTTTGGTATGTGTGGTTAGTGAATAAGAAAGGAATCTTACAGATACCTAATTTAGTCATAAGAATACGAAATGCAGATTTCAATAATTTAGCACGGGTCATATCTGCTTTATCAGATCCACTCTTGGCATCATCAATTTCTTTTTGTGTAGCAAGGTTACCGGCAGAATCCAATGCAATAAGAATCTTTGGTAATTCTACTCCTTTACTTTTTTGTTCAATTAATAGGTCAGTTAATGCAGTTACCGAACTTCTAAATTCTTGAACAGTATTACACGGTTCATAGCGGAATTTTGAAGGATCAATTCCAAACTTTTCAACTAGGTCACGATCTACTGCATTTTCAGAATCGTAAAATACAATACTATAACCCATAAGTTGAGCCTGTTTAATTGCATTAAGAAGAAGGAATGTTTTTCCAGTTCCTGATGGTCCGGCTAATGCAACTGCTCTGTTATTAGGATATCCGCCACTAAAGGAGCCGGTTAAACATGCATTAAGATTAAAATTGCCAGTTGGGATGAAGTGATCAATTTCTGATACTGTTGATTTATCAAGAGTGTCTCCATACTGAGAGTGTTTTGACATTTCCTTGTTTAAATCGTCGAATGAAAATTCTTTACTCATATTCTTTTATTTTTATATGCAAATTACTTACTATTGTTTAATAAAAATTTATCCTTAAAGATAGTCTTCCAATATTGATTAACAACATTATCCCAATTAAGTTCCTTAGTTATTTCATCATATACTTCTTCTGTATATTTTTTAAGTTTATCTGGATTAAGATTAAAATCTTTTATGATACTTACCGCTTCTTCAACGGTTTCAAATGTTTTAATACTCTTAAATTTATTTGCAAATCCTGTTTTAGTTGATAATACAGGAATTTTACAAAATGCGGCTTCAGCTATTCCATAAGGTCCTCTATCATTAGTACTTGTACAAATATACATATCAATATCATTATACATAGTCCGAGATTCGCCTAAGTCTTTACCATGAATAAATACCGCATCACCACCAATACCTTTTGCAATGTTAACTAACATATGAGGTCTTTTTATCTGATCCCAACCAGGATTTATGAAAGGGGCTCCATTAAGACCTACTTTATTAATCTTTGTTACTTTGCGATTAGGAATAAATTCTTTGGAATCAACGCCAGCTATTATAAGAGAGGAGTCCAGATTATACTGTTCTTTAAGTACTTTTTGCAAGTCTTCGCCAGCAGAACACCAGGTAATACCTTCTCTAGGTATAATATTTTCTCTAAAATGAGAACTAAGATTTGGGATAGACCATATTGCACATACCATTTTTTGATATGCTTCTTTAGGAAGTCCTTCTATAGCAGATAGTGTGCCATTACCTAATATAATATCAAATTCTTTCCACCCACCATCTCTCCAAAGATAATTAACATGGTCTGAATTAGACCAGTTAAAATGAACAAATTCATACTCGTCAGATAAAGCATTACCTAGACCAGTATGAATTCGTCCTATAGCCCAACCGGGCTCATTATATGTTGCTATTCTGGTTTTTTTTTCCCTCTATTAGTAGAATACATTTTTTCAACCCATTTTTTAGTATATAATTCTGGATCTTCTATTGTGTACCAACCTTTATCTAGTGTTACATATAAGGCTTCTCTAAAATATTTTTCATATTTTGGAGCAATTGCCTCAAGAGAGAAGTTTTCGCCATGCTTACGGCAATCGATAGATTTAATTTTACCAGCTTGGCAATCGCGAGCGGCTTTAACAAAATCTTCAAAAGAACGGCAGCGATATCCAGTTACACCATGAATATTATTTTCAGCAAATGCACCCCAATCAGTCGTAATTGTTGGAGTACCACATAATAGGTTTTCAATTTGAACTCCACCAAAAGGTTCAACATACATTGAAGGTAAGAATGATGCAATTGCGCCTTTCATTAAATTCTTTCTCTGTTCTGCATCAACATATCCAATGAATTCAACGTGTTTAGGCCACGGATTCTTTGTATAAAATTCATCACCAATTTGTCCGGCTATTTTAAGCTTTGCTCCAATTGCCTCGGTTGCCTGGATTGCAATATTAACACCTTTACCATCATATACACGGCCTACATAAAGGAAGTAGTCTTCTTTCTTTGTTGAATATTCAAATTCGTCAAGATCAAAATAATTAGGAATAACCTGGTCATACCAGCTCTGACGACACATACTTACATTACCTAAACCGCAGTACGCATGGTAAATTGCATATGATTCAAAGATCTTAAATACTGACCACATACCACCTGCATATCCAATGCCTGGTTCAATAATACATAAATCAGGGTGGGCATCACAGATAGGACGAACACCAGATCCCCAGAAAGGCAAAATAATATCACCGGGTTGTTTTCTCTTTTCTATTTCTTGAATAGCATTTTTATAAAATGTTTGATATGCTTCATCCTGTGTATCATACTTAAATAAATGAGTCTTATAATCATGACTTCCATAAACCTTTTCCCAAACATCATTTGTAATTACTGTGATGTTTTCATTTGCATCCGGGTTAGAATCTTCATGACCATAATGCATTAAGTAATGTCCTCGTGATTTCATCATTTTACAAAACTTCCATGCCTTTTGTGTATAGGCACAAGCAGTAAAATCTTTAGTTGTTTTAGTATGAGGTAAACCTAAAACGTGTATTCTGAACTTTTTGTCTTTTTCCATATTTTATTTATTTTTAGAATAAACTCGTTGTATAAATAAGATTTCTATTAAATCCCTTAAATCCCATTGCAGTTACTACTCTATTTATTGGATCTAAAATTGTCTTTTCAAATTGTACATCATAATCTACTTGAGGTGAAAATTCATAAGGATATTCGCCCGGAGTATATGCAAATACATCACATGATTTATCAGTAGAAAAGTACATTTTTAATTTTTCACCGTTTCCTAAAGGCTTATACTTTCCTTTAAGTTTATTGTTATTATTCAAAAGGTAATTATGATAACCTGCAGCCCTTACACCTATTGGGCATTTAGAACCAATTTCAAATTGATCATAATCATTAATAATGTAGTTTTGATAGTTATTAACCTTTTTAGAGAAACTAATTTGATCAATATTTGCAAGTTTAAACTGCCTCTTAATATCTTTTAATAAAGCGGCAAACTCTTTCATATTTAGTTGGTTATTTGAAAAGATATAGGTTAACAGTTCCTTTAGTTTCTCTCTTGCAAACTGTGGGGTTGATGATTGAATAATCTCAAACCCCTTGGCACTAATTTTACTTAGTTCATCATAATGAATATCAGGATCTTTCCATACAATGTTTTGCATATACTTTTTCTTGGCAAGCCATATTGCATTTTTAGCAATACTCTCCAATTCAAAGCTTAAGAAGTTTTCAGCATTATTATCATCAGCATATTTCTGAAGAATCTTTTCAATATAATCTGCTAACCTAGTTTTATAGAGGTTAAGAATAAACTCCTTTTCGTTGCCAGACCAATCAGATTTTTCAATAACTTCATCAAACTTAACATAGATTGAATCCGTATCAATATAAATACCTACTGGTTTTTCAATTTTACCAGTGACAGTAATACCCATTTGTTTATGGGTTTCTAAATCTTTATGCCAAAATTCACGGAAGTATTTATTAATTAGTTTTTCAGTGTAGAGAATTGCATCCTTTCCCTGAAGAGTAATAGTTTCCGCAATATCAACATTAAAGAAATAGAAGTAAGGATTACCAAATGCACCATAAATAGAGTTAAGCATTAGCTTAACAGCCTGTTCATAGTTATAATATTTGGAAGCCTCTTCTTTAATCTGTTGTATCTCTTCAGTCATATTTTATTTTTATATGAAACCTTTGTAAAAGGTTTAACTTTAATATTCCGTTATTACTCGTAACGGAAAGGAATTTTCATTCCTCTCCGCTTGAGAATCTAAGTTAATAGATTATGAGATTATTCTTCATCAGTAATAGCAACGGCTACAGTAAGATGCGTATTAGTATCTAATGAACGAAATACTACTTTATTCTCGCATACCATTACCTTGTAATTTTCCTTATCTAGAAGGTTCAAATACTTTTTGTAAATAACCACCTTTGCACCGCTATCAACATTACTTTCAAATGTATGACAAAGTGTAGCATCGTATGAAGAACCTTTGATACAGATTCCTTTATTACTTGTGTAAATAGTAAAAGTATCTTCATCCTTATCAAGGTTAAACAATGATTTCATTTTATCTACATGAGTAGTAAGAAGATCAAATTCAAACATTTTGTTATCGGTACCAAAGGCACGATCAGTTTCTTCTTTACTCATTTCCATAAAAGAAAGTGAAGGATCGGTACAAGCAAGACTGATTTGAAGATCATCATTTTCTAAGATAAAATCACTTGCCATTAATTCTCCATCGTATTCAGTATATCTGATACGTCCTTTAACATCTCCGTTAAAATGAGTAAGAGCATCAATTACTTTACTCCCATTATAAAAGCTTACCTTGAGCGGGGAACTAATCTCTGCATCAAAGATATCCTTTGTTGGCGTGTTAACTAATTTAACCGCATCTCTCTCAGGAAAATATACTGATGAAACGGTTCCTTCCTTACCAATCTTCATAAAGATGAATTTATCAATTGGAAGAAGCTTCTTAACAAACGAACTTAATTCGTATGCATCGATTTTGTTAATTGTGGTTTCCATTATTTGTTTTTTAATTATATTGATTATTGATTACTTGGTTTTAAGATTAAAAGACAGATGACACTTTAACTGCAGATTTTTTCATTTTACTTTGAACTGCTTTAAATGCAGGAGGTCTCCATGATTCATCATATAAGATATCCTTCAATTCATATTTAGGTTGATATTCAAATCCAAACTTCCACTCAATTCCTCGTAAGAACTGACGTAAGAAAATAGGCTTCTTTGTTCCAATAGGATAATGCAAAAGTGACGGTGTAACTTGCTTTAGATAAAGAGGCTGTATATTATTAGCAAGAGCTTCCTTATCAACATTTTGCATAAGACGAAGATCTTTACTCTTTAACATATTTACAGTTCTGCCTTCCTTTCTAAGTCTATGAAAGTTAAAATGATGGAACCTCTGTTCTACAGTCCAACTCGTATATCCTACAAAATCAAAGAATAGGTGATGTACCATCTTGTGATTCATAAATCTTTGAAAGTAATATTCCATTTTAGGATCATGGCCATAAATAACATTTCCTGCATTAATTGATAATGCATTCATTTCTTCTAATGTAAAATTACTTTCAAAGATTTCATTAAATGCAGAAAGTACTTCATACTTATCAGCATTTCTTAGATTAAAAAGATTTTCTTTTTTATAACCGAACTCTTGGTATTCGGTAAACATATAACTTAAATCATTAAAGATAAATACATCATCATCTGAAACATAGGTTCTTTTAACTTTATACTTATCTAAAAGATACATTGGCATTAAAGCCTTAAATAGACAGCCATGAGTATAAAGGAATTCTTTAGCCTTACCTTCATACTCATGCTTCTCTACATAATAATCATATACGCCCTTAATACTGATATAGGTTGCATTCTTGAATGATTCAATATTATGATTACCTATAACTTCTCTTACACTTTCCTCGGTGACTTTAGTATCATCTAAGAAAAGGTAAATATCAAAATTTTCTTGAACATCCTTAGGATAGTATGTTAAAAGAATGTTCATAAACTCATGGCTAGAAACGCCAATCGCTAATGCATTTTCTCTCATATTACACTGTTTACTTTATATCTTTTTTTAGGTTCTTGATTAAGTTCTTCAACTTCAATTATTTTATTTAAGGTATTGTCCTGCTTCATGAATTTATACTGTGTCATTTTAGCAGTACCTTGACAGAATTTTTTAACCTCATCAGCCATATCCTGCGCAGTTCTTACTGGCACATTTTGTGCAATATGATTTATGTGGCGAGAATCTTGAATTTCAAAATCATGAGGCATACCCATAAGATGTAACATTTCTCTTACATTAAGATAACGATTTTCTACAGGGTGTACGCCGTTAAACATATTTCTTCCGATAAGAGCAGAAAAAGAATCATGGAAAAAGTGTGGAGATGCATCCCAATATCCTTTTCCATCATCAACTTTAGCCTGTTGGTGTTGGAGCATATCAATAAACGTTTTAGTACTTTTCTTATTAGAAAATCCTTCCTTTGGATATTTTTCTTGTAACCAAGAGATACATTCATCAATTAGTTTATGTTCATCGAGATATTGTGCAATGGTACCTTTCTTAAATTCCGCAGCAAATTCTGCATGAGTTAAACCTTTCTTTTCAAGAATAAATTCATAAGGTCTAAAGTGGTCAGTTACTTTTCCATCCACCATAAACATATCTTGTAGAGTTGCATCTTCAGGAATTTCATTTAGATATTCTAATAAAGTTTTTCTTTCCCTAAATTTCCAATCCAACATAGGTACAGTTGGAGTGTTCCAAAAGAAATAGAATGTACGGATTCTTCTTTGAGGAATACCATGCAATTCAGTATTAGTTTTAATAAGAGAAAAACTATAACCATGTTTTTCAGCAATTTCCTTAAGCCTACGAACTACACCTTCACCCATTTTAGTAAAAAGACCTGGCGCATTTTCACCCCAAAGAACTTTAGGTTTTACGTGTTCTAAAATATATTCAGATGATTCATACATCCATTTATTTTGAACCGCGTCAGATCCACGAGAAGCGGCACTACCTCTAGCAGAATTAAGTAGACTAAGACCTGCGCATGGACATACAGAGTTTACATAATCAACATTTTCAAATGTATTATTAGGAATCTCAAGTTCAGGGTGATCTAAACGATACATAGGAATACCTTCCCAATATCTTTCTATATGACTTTCATTTGCAGCAAATGCTTCATAACTTAAATGAAATGCAGGTTTAGATTCAGCTGACCTAGAACAACCTATTGCACTTCCACCGATAAGGGGAATAATTGTACCCCATTTAATTTCTTTACTCATATTTTAACTTTTTCAATTTGAAGATCCTCCATAAATGTATAGGGATCTATGTTACCTTTCTTTACCTCTTCTTCTAGATATGTAATGGTTTCTTTAATTGTATCTTCCATACTCTTTTTAGGTTCCCATCCCATAGATTTTGCTTTAGATATATCAGCACGAATATTAAGAGCCTCACCGGCAATAGCACCATATTGGTCATAATTAACAGTTTCAATTCCCATAACCTTACCGATGATATCTTTAAGATCCGCTAAGGTTGTCATTTTACCAGTACCTAGATTAAATGTTTGATTAGCAGTTTCTTCATTTTCCATGCATAACATATGAAAGGCATTTACGTCATCTACGTCGATGTAGTCTCTTGCCTTCATAGGATCGCCAAAGATAATAGGATTCTTACCACCCATTAGACGAATAATAAAACCTGCAAAAACCGGAGGTACCGTTCTATTATAATCCTGAAGAGGGCCTGCTACATTAAAGTAACGAAGAGCAGTATAATTAACACCCTTTGTACGTGAATATGATTCTGCTAATAGTGCAAGACATGCTTTAGTTGTAGAATAAATTGTAGTAGGATCAGATTGACCTTCGTGAAACCCAGTAGGGGCCATTAATTCATTTTCATAAACCGCTGAAGTTTCACTAAAGATGATTCTTTTAACTCCGCTCTCCGCTGCTGCATCTAGGATATTAATACTACCTAGAATGTTATTATCAACAGCTTCATAAGGATTAGCATGGCAATCATAAATTGAAACAAGACCTGCAAAGTGATAAATGTATTCAGGCTTAAATTCAGAAATGATACTCTTTACATACTCATTACGGATGTCTTCCTGATAAAAGTTTTTAATCCTGTCATGAACTTGTGGTAAATAAGTACCATGTGAAAGATTATCTACAACCGCAATGCAGTCTGGATTATGACCTCGTTTTAAGAGATCGTTAATAAAATTTGTTCCAACAAAACCGGCTCCACCAGTAATAAGGATTCTCGTTTCTTTGTTATACATTTTATAATTAATTTTGAGTTACGCGTTCATATGCTTCCCAGATCTTGTTATCAACATGTTCACCGGTATAATATGAATCTTTTAGATATTTAGTTTGAAGGTTATAGAATAAAGTTTTATAATGCTCTGGGTTTTCGTTTAGATACTCAATTTTCTTTTTAAGATCTTCAGGTGATTTACAACGAATAAAATGATCCTTTGGAAACACATTACATTCAGTATCGTAGGATGGATGTAAGAAAGGTATAATACCATAGTGCAGCATTTCAGCATACTTAGAAGTGACCATACCCTCTTTAATAGGAACGCAGAATGTATATTTAGTGTTAAGGAGTTCTTTAGTTAAAGATTCAATTCTCATTTCCCCCTTAAAGTAATTAGGGTATTGTTGAACCAATTCTTCATCCCATTTACCATAGATATCGGTTTGAACACCAGTTTTAACAATGTATTCTCTAACAGGATCCCAACGATCCATTCCGCCGGAACCTTTACCTTGATTCTGTAACATCATAAATGAATTAGTCTTTTTCATATTAAATAATTCATCAATGTTATATCTTTTCTTATCTAATAAGAATACCGTTTCAATTCCTGAATATTCAAAAGTAGAATGTATCTTTGCAGTTTCACGAGTAGGTGGATTACAAAAATACTCTTCATCCAATTCAAAATTATTCTGTGCAAGATAATAAGTAGGGCGGTTATGAGCCTGATAATCTTTTGCAGCAAGAATAAATCTATTATCAACCAATAGACCTACAATAGGAGTCTTTGGCATTTCATTAAGAGCCTTAATAATTGGTGCAGCATAATACTTAAAGAAGTCTAATGACTTAACAGTACCAGTACCATCAACCTTATTAATAAAGTTTTCAATATTTACAGTACTTGCCGGTCCTGTATAGAAAAAGATATAGTCTAATCCTAATGACTTAATAGTTTCAACTGTTTCTTCGGTTGATTTTCTTTCATCCATTTTAGAATGAAATTCCTTAATATTAGAAGGAATCGTATTTGATGATTCTGGTGCTGGTCCAAACAGAGGTGCTGCTTTAGGTTTTTCTTTTGCTCTAACCTTTCCTAAATCATTTGGACTAAGAAGCCAATACTCGACATTAGGATTTCTTTTTGCAATTGCACAGATTAATTGTTTAGGTTCACAATCTCCGCCAATCGCATTCCAACTATTTTCATTAAACTTAATAGCCTTGCCAAGTTTAAAGAAGCCTACCTTTTTTACATTTTCTTTCATATTATTTAGCTTGGATTAATTCTTCAATTACTTTTTTATCTTGTTCATATGTTAAATCATACCAATCAATATCAAGATGTTGAATATCCAGGTTATTCATTGAATTGATAAGATGGGTAATTTCATATTCATTACGATTAGATAATTTAATACTGCTTAAATTATCAAATGCTTCTTTTGCAAATATCATATAACCACAAAAATATCTACCGCTTACTACACCGTGCGGTTTTTCCACAACCACGTTATCTAGGATAGTTGCCAATTGGAGATTCCTTGCTCGCGTTTCATAATCTCTATAGGTAATTACACTCTTCTTAGGATCATGATATTCTAATCCAATATTTCCACGATAAAAGTTATCACCAAATAGGCAAAGGAACGGTTCATAAAAGGCACCTTGCCATGCTTTAATAGCAGCACCAGGACCATACTCGTCATCCTTTTGGAATTCATAGTAAATATCTATCTTATCTTTATATTGTGATAAAGATTCAATAATAGGATGAGATAACTTAATGTTATTCTTAAAGAAGAAGTCTGATTTACTGATTGTTATGTATGCTTCTTCAATTCCATTTTCAATGCAAAATTCAATACAATACTGAATTGTTGATTTACCGAGAATAGGATCAATTAATTTATTTGATCCGTATCTGGTTGATTTTCCAGCAGCCAGGATAATTGCCTTTTTTACTCTACTCATTTTGAATATTTTATTTCAAGTTCATTAAATAACTCGTGACCTTTTTTAAGGAAGGTACCTGCCAATTCATATCTTTCATTCAATTCAAAAAATGGAACAGCTCCTAAGAGATGTACCGCTAAATAAAATTTCAAAAGATACTCATCGTACCATTCATACATAATCTTTTCAGCTTCTTTACAAAACCTTGAATATTTTGTACTTTGGTTATTGTATATATGGGTTTCATACTCCATCACAAACGATTGCATAAGTTTACCAAAGTCATAATAATCTTGTTCTTCGGTACCCCTAGGATCAATAAAGATAAATTTATTATCATAAAGAATATTACTTACGGTTAAGTCTCCATGTACAAAACCCCATTTAGAAACACCATCGAGTTTACCTTCATAATAATAACCGGTTCTTCCTTCTAATTTATCAAGATATGATCTGGTATCAACATCTTTACCATATCCTTCAAACTTATTGATTATTTGAATAAGATCCTCTAATTGAGATACAGACTTTGTAATAGGTTGATCACAAATTTGATCATACCATGTTGGAAACTTTTTCATTCTATATGAAAATTCACCAATAGGATCAATCTTAATAAAGTTAGGATGTGGACAATTAATAAGCCAATCCATCTGCTGCTTAAACTTTTCAGGATAAACTCCAGCTTCTTTAATTACATGATCCTCGTGGAGATATACTCTATCCCCGCTGTTTCCTATTAAAATTTTACTATCAGACATTCAATACCAAGTTTACGTGCAAAAGTAGAATCAACTTCAGAATCACCTATCATTAGGTAATCTTCTCTATTCCATCTATGTGAAGTATGATCATTAAAAATAAGTTCCCCCATTTGAGGATGAGGTTTCTTTTTAGAAACCATTTCTCTAGTATAAATTCCTAAAAATAGATTAGGATCAATTCCATGATATGCCATTATTTTATCAACATTTTCTCTGGAAGAATTTGATGCTATAATACATTTTTTAGGATAGTGATTCTTTATAACATAATGTAATAAATGATTCACCTGAGTTCTATGAATCATTTTTGAGAATATATCTTTTTTATATTCTTGTGCTAATAATGATTCTTCTTCGGATAGTTGATATTTTTTTAATAGAACATCCATTCCATAATTAATATCAGCATGTATGCTTTCAATCGGGATTTCAATATCCAATACCCGCTCAAGAGCATGTTGCCATGATTCTGCATGTACATCAATAGTCTTTACTAAAGTATCATCAAAATCTATAATTAAGCACTTCTTCATTGCTATCTTTGAATTTATTATTATACAAAGATATTGAAAAAGGTTTTAAGCAAATAGGACTTTTTATAAAAGAAAAGGACCATCTTTCGATGGCCCCTTCTCGGATCAAGGATGCGCCTAACTTAATAGGCGCTAAAACGATTAAAGATTATTCTTAGTCTCCTGTACGTGAACTCTTAACTCTTGCGAAAGATTTTTGATATCCTGCATAGCTTTACGAATTCTTACGGCAGCAGCCTTATTTCCTTTTACATAGAATTTTTCTACATCATCAGATACTGATTCGATGATTGCTTTAATTTCATTAAATTTTTCCATAATTGTTGTTTTTATTATTTATAGTTTATATATTCACCCTATAAGTAGTTTTTCTGTTTAGAACTTTCCTTTGCGGTTACGATAAAAGCTGGTCAATCTAGGTATGTACATATACTTATGCCCTTTATCCTTGATAATTTTCATCATTCTGCTAAACATATCAACATCAGCAGGTGCCGTTTTAGTCATAGGAATTTTAGGTTCAGTTTTTGATTGTTCTTCAGCGTCACGATATCTAGGATCACCTATCATACTAGGTCTCCATGATACCGCAGAGTGGCTAACATCACCATGGGTATAGCCTAAATTATTAGGTTCAATTGTACCGGTGTGTCTATCATCATTAGGTTGATACATATACTTCTTAGAAGAATTTGTTGCGTCTACCTTTTTACGACTTCTTGTGAATACATATGCAAGTTCAGGATACTGTGTATATGCTTTAGCCAAAAGTTCTAAGTGATCAGGCGTCCATTTATCATCATGATCAATTCTAACAATATAATCAATACCATCAGACTTAGCCATCTGTAACCCCTTATTCATTGCACCGCATCCTGCAGTAAACCTAAATTGTTCTTTTGAAAATCCTTTATTTCTTTCACCGGGCGTAGATAGATTATGATACTTAAGTTTTCCTTTAGGAATAATTTCTTCCATGACTTCCTTAATTTCATCATCGCCGTCGTATGAATCTCCAACAAGATAGACTACATAATTGTCATACTTTTGATCCTTTATACAACCTAATGAATCTCTTAATAAAGATGGTGTATCCATAAACTTTTGTCTGCCGGCCTGAGCACCACCATCTGCTATTTTATGAGTTGGCATTACTATACCAAACTTAATCTTTTTGTCAATTTCACTGGTTAGATTTTTTTCAAGTAAAACCTCGAAGTTAGGACCAATGTAATTTTCAATTAGCAGAAAATCATCATATGAAATTAATTTCATTTCCTAAAGAATTTTTTTATTTCTTCTATAACTTTATAAAGTTCTTCATCTGTCATACTAGTTCCTGAAGGTAAACAAATACCGTATTGAAATAGAATATCAGATGTTCCATTTATATATTTATGAGCCGGTGTATATGCAGGCTGTTGATGCATTGGACACCAGATTCTTCTAGATTCAATATTTGATTTTTCTAAGTGTTCAATAAGATCTTCTGGTTTGTATTCAATTGGCAATACTGCACATGTTAACCACATGTTTGATCTATCATTAGGTCTTTCTGATTGGAATCCTAAAAAGAATTCTCCAACCTCTTTTCTATAGATTTCATTAATTTCACGAGTTCTCTTAATGCGATCTTCAATAACTTCCATTTGGCCTATACCGATAGCAGCAAGAACATTACTTAATCTGTAATTATAACCAACCTCTGTATGCCAATAATAGGGAAGAGGATCTTTTGCTTGCGTAGAAAGATATCTCATATAGGTTGCATACTCTTCATTATCAGTTACTATCATACCACCACCTGATGTCGTAAGAAGTTTATTTCCATTATAAGAATAGACGCCAATGTCACCAAAAGTACCGGTATGTTTTCCATTGAAAGTTGATCCTAGACTTTCTGCAGCATCCTCAATAATAGGAATATCATACTCGTTTGCAATTTTTCTTATAGCATCCATTTCACAAGGTACACCAAATAAATGCACAGGAATAATTGCTTTTGGTTTCTTTGGTAAATTAAGTATTGCACCTTCTAATAAAATAGGATCCAGATTCCAAAATGTAGGTTCACTATCAATGTAAACTGGATTTGCTCCCATATACTTAATAGGATTAACCGTACCTGCAAATGTTAATGTTGAGCAGATTACATAATCACCTTCTTCTACACCAACAGCCTTTAAGGCAAGATGCAAACCTGCGGTTGCTGATGTAACAGCCACTGCATATTTTGCTCCGGTATATTCTTTAGTGATTTCTTCAAATCTTGTCAAATGAGGTCCTATTGGGGCAATCCAATTTTGATCAAATACTTCTTTAATATACCCCAACTCTTTACCTGACATATGAGGAGGAGAAAGATAAATTCTTTTCATACTATTTTATTTTTGCCGGATTTCCAAATGCTTTAGAGTTATCCGGGATGTTTTTAGTTACAACACTACCAGCGCCAATTATACAATTCTTACCTATTTTTATCCCAGGTAAAATAACAGATCCTGCTCCGATAAGAGTACCATCTCCTATTTCAACCGCTCCACATAATGTACTGTTTGGTGCAATGTGGCAATATTCTCCAATAATACAGTCGTGATCAACCGATGCAGATGTATTTATGATTGTATGATCCTTAATAATTACACCATTTTGGATGACAGCACCTGGTGCAATTTGAACACCAACGCCAACATATTCTGCAGCAACATAAACTCCTTGATCTACTGTTATGTAGTCAACATCCTTAAGATTAATATTAGCCACAAATTTCCTTGATCTATTATCACCTATTGCAATTATCCAAGGGTGATCTCCCGCTCTGGTATAATCAGCATCATTATAAAATGTATATGATTCATTAAGCAATGAAGCAATCATTTTTGCATGCCCACCTTTTCCGTATATGTTTATCATAATTCAGTTTCTCTTTTGAATTCTGGTACCACGTTTTTAACAAGTGAAATAATTCTATAAAAATCATTATCTCTTAATTTTGCAAGTCTTTCAATATCTGGCATAACTCTTTTAAAGTCAATATCAGTGTGTTTAAGCTTCATTATATTTGGATCATCTGTTGGTATTTGATTTTCACCATTACATAAAAGCTCTTCATATAGTTTTTCTCCTGGTCTTAATCCAATTATTTTAATTGGAATTTCAGGTTTGTTTAATAACTTAATTAAGTTTTTTGCAAGATCCATAATCTTTACAGGTTCTCCCATATCAAAGATAAAGATTTCACCGCCTTTACCTATTGAAGATGCCTGTAATACAAGCTGACATGCTTCGGGGATTGTCATAAAGTAACGAATAACTTCTTCATGTGTTACTTCCACCGGACCTCCTGCATTTATCTGTTCAACAAAGGTAGGTATAACAGATCCACGAGATCCTAATACATTACCAAATCTAGTTGTAATGAATGAAGTATTAGATTTTTCATTTAAGAATTGTGTATAGATTTCAGCAATTCTTTTCGTTGCACCCATAATGTTAGTTGGGTTAACTGCCTTATCAGTTGAAACCATTACAAACTTTTCAACATTATGATAATAAGCAGTGTCTGCAACATTCTTTGTTCCTAAAACATTTGTTTTAATTGCTTCAATAGGATTTCTTTCCATCATAGGAACATGCTTATATGCAGATGCATGAAAGACTACATTAGGTTTAAAGCTTTCAAATATTTCCTCAAGTCTTCCCTTATCCCTAACATCGCCAATTACATAACGAATATGAACATCTTTGGCTATTTTGGAAATTTCCTGTTCAAGATAAAAAAGAGGAGTTTCGGCATTATCATATACGATAATAGTTGAAGCTTTAAATTTAACAAGCTGTCTAACAATTTCACTACCTATTGATCCACACCCACCAGTTACAAGAACTCTCTTCCCCTTTATAAATTTTTCAATATTATCTAAATCGGTCTGAATTGGATCACGACCAAGTAGATCATTATAATTTATTGGTTGATTTAATAAATTGCTCATATGATAATAGATTAGATTCAAGTAGTCCCTTTCCCATTAAGTTGGTTATTAAGCTCACTTGAGATTTCATTACTCTCTTCATGGCTTCCTTATAAGGTAAAAAACCGGCCCAGTCTATTTCTTCAACTTGTAATTGAGACTTAGGTACTTTAATATCTTTAAGACCTATTTGTGAAAGATCATCAATTTTAACAATGTAATAAGAAACTATCTTATTAAACTTATGCTCTCTTGATGTTAAGGTAAATGTATGTTCGGTAGTATCAATTAAAGAAAGAGGAACTTTGATTCCAACTTCTTCATATGTTTCTCTGATTGCAGCCGATAATTTATCTTCACCTTCTTCTATTCCACCTTTAGGAATACCATACGATGACCACCACCCACGGCCTGTAGTATGACCTAGCAGAATCATACCTTTATAAATTATTGCAAGACCAGCAGATTTTTTAGTTATCATATATTATTTATCCGTGACAACAACCATCCTAGTTCAACTTGGCTATCAGCATCAGATATTGCTTTAGTTGGATTTGGGTGAGTTTCGATAAAGACACCGTCGTATTCAAAGATTTTTGCAGCAAGAGCATACTTCTTAGCAAGTTCTCTATCACCGCCTGTAGTATCACCCTTTGGCTTTTGTGTTGAATGAGTACAGTCAAGTATTACACCATCAGAAAATGATTTAAGAATATCCACGGCCCTAAAGTCAGGTAATAAACCACTATAACCAAATGAAGTTCCTCTTTCGGTTATGTAAACTCTAGCTTTAGGATTTACTTCTCTTATCTTATTTACAACATGTTCCATTGCCTCAGGTGCAAGCCACTGACCTTTCTTAACATTAATTTCATTAAACCATTTTGCACATTCAATAATAAGATCTGTTTGCCTACAAAGAAATGCAGGAATTTGTATCATATCAATTAAATGATGAAGCTCTTTAGCCTGCCAAGGTTCATGAATATCAGTTAATGTCTTAACACCTGGATATGTATTTTTTATCCATGCAAAGATCTCACGACCTTCTTCTAATCCAGGTCCTCTGTTTGAATATACCGATGTTCTATTTGCTTTATCAAAAGAACCTTTAAAGTACCAATCTTTACCCTGCATAGCAGGATAAAGATCATCTAATACTTGTTTACAAATTTCTTGACTCTCTAATGAGCAAGGCCCTAAAATGTATTTTTTCATAACTTATAATTTATCCATCGCATGATAGACAGTCCGGATCCATTGCTTTAGCAGCAATATCTCCACGAAGAACCGATTCCGTTCTCATATAATAAAGTGTCTTAATACCTAGCTTCCATGCTTCCATGTGGACCTGATTAATCCACTTTGGTGTAGCTTCTTTAGGGAAGGCAAGATTAAGTGATACAGATTGATCAATGTACTGTTGGCGAATTCCTGCTTGCTTTACCAATTCTAATTGGTTAATTTCTTTAAATGTTTTGAACACATCCTTAAATGGTGTGGCTTCTTCAAATTGTGGAACCTCCTTAACCTTGGTTAGTTCGCCTTTAACAAAACACCATTCATCTAAAAACTTTAGATCCTGTACAGAACCGCCATCGGCAAGTACTTTATCCCATACCTTTTTATTGTTATGACCTATTCTCTCAAAGTACTCTTCAAGAACTGGGTTCTTTCTAATAAAGGTACCTTTGGCGGATTGGTCAGTCCAAATATTAGCAGGAATAGGTTCAATACCAGCAGAAACACCACCTGCCAATTTTGAATTAGATACGGTTGGAGCAATTGCTCTTAAGTGAGTATTTCTAAAACCAGTATCTCTACACCATAAAGGTTCACCGTATGCTTCAGCTAATGCACGGCTAGCACGTTCACTTTCAATTCTAATTTGTGAAAAGATTTTACGCGTTTCAAACTGAGCCTGGAGGCCTTCAAATGATACTCCTCTCTGTTGTAAATATGTATGCCAACCTAATACACCTAATCCTAACGCTCTACCTTTCTCTGCTGTTCTAACAGAGTTTTCAAAACCACGCATACCTTTTGCCTTTTGAATAAATTCTTCCAAGACACCATCTAAGAACCAAATAGAATCATAGATAAGATCAGTATCTTTCCATTCATTATATTTAGCAAGGTTAAGAGAAGATAGGCAGCATACGAATGAATGATTCTCATCGGTGAATAAAGTAATCTCTGAGCAAATATTTGTCATAAATACTTTAAGTCCATTTTTCTTATATGAATCTGGGTTTTGTTTATTAACATTACCACGATACATTATGTAAGGTTGACCAGTCTGCCTTCTTTTTTGAAGAACGGCTGCATAACGACGGCGGGATTCAGTATCCCCTTCCTCAACCATTCTCATAAACTTATCGCTAACAACAACACATTGATTCATATTTAAGCATTGGCGATTAATATCACCTTTAGGTTCTCTAATTTCTAACCATTCCCAAAAATCGGCATGTTCAATATTAATATTTGTACTGGATGCTCCTCTTCTAACAGCGCCTTGATTAGTTGCAAGAATAGTTGAATCATTAATCTTAATGAAAGGGACTACACCATCACTTGTACCATTATCGGTAATAGGAGAACCTGCGGGTCTAATCTGATTATGACAAATTCCAACCCCACCACCATGCTTTGCTAATAACATTAATTCAAGATTCTTTTGACCTATTTCTTGAATTGAATCTCCTACATCAATACCAAAACAACTAATAGGAAGACCTCGTTCAGTACCCGTATTACTTAATACTGGTGTTGCAAGATTAAGCCAGCCTTTCCAAACGTAGTCAAAGAATTTCTTTGCAAGTTCAGGTTTCTTTAAACGATTTGCAACAACTGTTGAAACTCTCCAATATGCATCACGAGGAGTCTCGTGTGCCAAGCAATATCCTTTTGATATTGTCTTTAAATAAACCTCAGTATGACCCCAATCTGGATAGTCAGTACCTTTTTCCCAGTTAAGCTCTTGAGCTATTTTTTCTACTTCTGTCATAAATTATAAATTACCAAATGTTTTCCCAATCATCACCTTCACTTGCCTTTGCATAATCAGTTGGCCTAATTGCAAAAAAGTCGGTGTGTGTATGTCCGCCGGTTAAATGATAGAACCAGTCTAAATTATCAGCACTTTTACTCTCATAATTAAAGATAGGAAGATAACCTAATTCCTCTAATTTTTCATTAGCTCTACGGTATATAAAGTTCTTAAGATCATGTGCTTTAAGATTTTCCAAATCTCCCTGTTCAAAAATCTTATCAATATACTTATGTTCCATTTCAACCATTAAAGTTGCAGCTTCTTCAACGGTAAATTGTACAAGTTCTTTTAGTTCTGGGTACTCCTCACACATATGGCGGAATAATCGGCAACCCATTTTAGAATGAAGTGATTCGTCTCTAACAGACCATTTCATTTGTTGTCCAATTCCCTTGAGTAAATTTCTTAATTGAAATGAATAGAGAACAGCAAATGAACTATATAGCGAAACCCCTTCGGCAAATGCAGAGAAGATTGCCAATGAACGGGCAACTTCAATTCTTGCAGTTGGATTAGTTTGAAGATCTTCATATGTATAATCAGCCGAGGTTTTCATTAAAAATTCAAAGCGATTAGCAATAGAAGGTTCATGTAGGAATGCTTCAAAGTCCTCTAATCCTAATGTTTCATTTAGATAAGAGTATGCAGTTGCATGAATCGTTTCCTGTGAACCAAACATCATTGCCATTTGTTTAATTTCATGTTTAGGAAACCATTTAGTAACCATTCCGGTCCAATAATCAGAAACGGCGCATTCGGTTTGAGCAAATCCTAATAGGATATTTCCTACCAGGTTCTTTTCTGATGTAGATAGAAATTCGTTCCAATCTTTCATATCGCCCTGCATTGGAATTTCTGTATGCAGCCAAAATGCTTGTGCTTGTGGTAGCCAGCCTTCTAAATAATAATCTGGGTACTCAAAGGGCTTATACGGGATTCTTTCAACGAATAAATTACTCATGTTTTTCTTTGTTTATTTGACTAAATATGCAACCTAAGTTGCATAAGAGGTGGGATTGTTATTTTTTATTTATTCTAATAGAATCTTAACCAATTAAGAATTTTTCTGTTTCTGTTCCAATTCATATGCCTTCTGTTGAAACTCAAAAGATTTTTTCTTATATTCTTTACGTTGAGAATATAAGCGAGTAAGAACTTCTTTAAGAATTGATTTCTCCGTTTGATAAACGGCGCCGGTAACAGATACAATTCTTTCTGGTGATTTTTCAGATTCTCGTTTTTCTGGATCAACCTTCTTAATTAAACTTTCAGGTGATACATTTAGTTCCCTCATAATAGAAGGATATAGAGAGGCAAAGTCAAAACAGGCAACAGCATTATGCATACCGGTTATAGGTTCTTTAACGAAGGCGCCTTCAAACTGCTCTCGTTTAGTTGGAGGTGCCTTAGGATCCACGGCCATTACCATTTTCTTACCTAAGAATTCTCGACAAAGAAGAGCTTCAGTAATTGCTACTGGTGATGCAGCTTTAAAGATACTGATTTGACTCATATGAGCAATGGTTAATGCGATATCCATTGTCTTAATCTTTTGATGAATAAGATACACAAGAGCAGTATCAATTACGTTATAGAAAATGTATTTAGGATAATCCTTTGTATACATATCCTGGATAGTACCCTCGTACTTAACTTTTCTGATACCTACGACAGCATCACCTACAGTATCAAGTTTAAAGTCTTCTTTAATATCAACCGTCCTATCCCATTTTGCATAGATATCTAAATAGTCCATTATTCCAACATGGCATGGGAATTCATTTTGGCCAAAGGTTCTTCCTAAAGGAGATGAGATGCCTGGATCAATTCCTAACTTTTTACAGCGGTTAATAATGTATGCCCAGTCAAATTTTACGAAGTTCCAACCGGTCATCATAGGAAACTTTTTAACGAAAGAATCCATGAATGTATACATCATATCATATTCAGACTTAAAACATTTAAAGATAAATGAAAACTCATCATTAATATCTTTAAAGTGTTCGTCTATCTGTTTTTGAATCTTTGACTGTGTTGGTTTATCTAAATCCTTTGTTGCTAAAACAATACATTGCCTTTCAGGTGTTACAATACATATCGCTGTAACAGGATTTGTTGCTTTAGATGGTTCAGGAAAAACATCGGTTGTTTCAACTTCGATATCGACAAAATATGTCTTAGGAAATGTATAACCAAAGATAGTATTTTTATCCGTCCAAGGAAGATTATCAACATACTCAATAAGACGGAACTTATTTAAGATTTTAGATCTAACCTTTTTTACTGAACGACCATCCCAGTTTTTTGTAACTTGGCTGGCATCCTTATCATTTGGATCACATACCTGCCAGTTAAACATATCATGTTCACCTAACTCATAGATCATAAAATCGGTCTTACCGTTCATGTTATAATAAGAAACATGAAGGGTTCTACCTTCTTGAGTAATATCTAATAGCATTTTATTTTTATATGAAACTCTTAATAATTGTTTTTCTGACGATTCCAGTTTTCTTCATTCTTTGAAAGATAGTAATTGTAAAACTCTTTAGGAGTAACTCCAATTGCCAATCCTGCATTAAATACGAAATGCATTACATCAATCCATTCCATTTTTAATTCCTTAAGATCACCTTCGGAAAGATCACTTAATCTCTTTTGACGAATTTCTGCATTTGTTGATTTCCAAGGTTTCCATGCAGCATTACCTACTCCATCTTCAATTCCACCTACTGCATCCATCATTTCATGTAACTCATCAGTAATTGCATGATTTGTTACCATAAGAAAATCCACGACATCACCAATTGTAAAATCAGAAAAAGGTTTACGACCTTGTTTCTTAAAATACATTTCTTGTGTTTGCGCCTGGAGAGAATAAAGATCTTCTAATGAATTTTTACTGTGTTCATAACCGTTCTCTGTGAAGTAATCTCGTACATCTAAATCTTTACATTGATTATCTGTGTTAGCCATACTTATGTTTATTTTTATATGGCTTTTCCTTATTTAGTTTTATTATCTAGAAAGGTTCTTGACTATCCCATTTAGGATCATACCAAAACATTCGACCATTCTTATCTCGTACCCTTGACATCTGTGGATTACCATAACATCTCATAAATTTTCTAAAAGGTTCTGGGTCACTATCAAATGGGCTTTCCCAATCTTTTAATTGGCCACCACCTAGAGCATATGCTTGAAGAGGAATGTCTCTGCATAGATCAAAAATCTGAGGTGCACGTAATAAGGCTAATCTAGCCCGAGTCATTGGGTGTACATCTGCCCTATAAAGAATCTCTGCTCTTAGGTAATTTCCTATCCCATTAAAGTATTTTTGATTCATTAGTACTAGGTGAATAGGTTGTTCAAAAAGAGGTGTAGAAAAACCCACATCATAAATGTTTCTACGAAAGGCTTCAAATTCTTTAGTAGGATCAGGACCACGATTAGCAGACCAAGAATCAGTCCATTTCCATTTTCCAAATCTCCTTACATCCACAAATGATAATGTAGTACCATCATCGGTATGAAACATTAGATGTGAATGTTTAGGCTCACATGCAGTATTTGTAAATCTAAAGTGGCCACTCATTCCCATTGTCATTAAAAGATATCTCTTCTTATCGGTTCCCTTTTCTAGGAATGCTAAGATAAGTTCTTTTCCACGAGACTCTGCTACAATATAGAATTCATCAAAAGGTCTTTTAACCTCAGCACCTTTATGTACCGGGTTCTTTGTAATGTTTACAAAAGTAAGACCTTTAGCCGACTTATTTATAAAATCGGCCGTTAGTCTAAGTTCAGCTAATTCAGGCATTTTGCATTAATTTGAGTGCGTTACGAATGTTACCGTTGACGGCCTGAACAGTCAGACCAAGTTCTTTGGCAATATCGGTAGTTTTCATTTCCTCGTCATATCCGATACCAAATTTCATTTTGATGATTTCCTGTTGCTTCGGTTTTAGTTTACCGAGCAGAGCAGCAATTTTCAGATCCATGTGGTCTTCGTTATGTTTGATTTCCACCTGTGGGATATATGAACCTTGGTATGTAGGATCCAATTGACCTACCTTAGGGGCTTCTTCGGTAAGGTGAGTGCGGTGAGCCGGTACACGGATCATACGGCTTTTGTTGTTAAGAGCCTGGCGAATAGTAGCCTTGATCCATTGCGCAGCATAGGTTGAGAACTTACCTTTATTAGGATCATATTTATCGCGAGCCTGGCAGAGGCCGATAGTACCTTCGTGGATTAGATCCTCGAGGGACAGACCCATGCCTTGATATTTTTTAGCCAGGTGGACTACCAGGCGAAGATTGCCCAATACGAGATCTTCAGAGTTTTTCAGTTTACCAATTTCCTTGTAGAATGTATTTTCCATATTTCCGTTTTTTAATTTATATAAATATAATACAAAAAATTGGGAAAAAAAAATTTTTCATAGACTTTTTTCACTCCAGAGAGAAAAAAGTTATTAACAATCTGGTTGTTAACAACTAAACATGTTTAGGCACTTTACAGATTGTAAGGTTTCTACTTTACATAAAAAAGGGTAGCCTCGGTTAGAAGCTACCCATACAGGATCGTGTTCGTATTATTCAGCTCGGCAGCTATATCTCTTTTTGCGTCTTTGGCTTCTACTTTGACGGCCTACTGTACTTCGGCTGGTCTCATGTTTCTTCACCTACAATGAGAAGTTGACGGCACACGTTTTTTGATTCCAAACCAGACTGTTGCTTCCCTGGTTCTGCAGTAATAACCTAAGTTATTTACTGCTCTGCATAGTTGAATTTATAGTTTATACATTTGCTGTATCGATCCATAATTTCAAAAAACAGGATAACTTTTCGAACTATTGATAATTGTATGTAGTATAAAAATTTGCGGAAGTTATCCTTATTATTTATATTGACTAACTGTTAATTAGTTTCATATTTAATTTGTTGGTATCTCTCCTTATTAAGGGTTTCCATCATAATAGATACCGGAGTCATTTCTGCTCCACCTAAAAGTGATGTCATAATAGAAGGTGAAAATCCACTAATGAGTGCAGTACCTTGTTCATCGAATCTAACCGGAACATTTTCACCACGAGATTGAATATTCCAATAGATGATATTAGGCATTTCATATCCGGCATCATGGAACATTTGACGAACCATTTCCTGTGCAGTTTGATTCCATACAGAAATATTCTCTTCTCTTGTCCAACCACCTCTTGCATCAGTAGCCTGATCAAATTCCATATCTGATAGAATCAAAATTTGAGTAGGCATTTCATCCTGTGGAATTGAATGTCTCTTGGCCTGATTCAAGATCAATTGATAAACAGCCTGTAGGTTTGTATTCATACCCCAATCAGCATGAGCTAATTGGTCGAATCTGCTTTTTAGATCACCTGTTAAATGTTGCAGTTTAGGACTATTAGAGAAAGTAATAAAATGATCCTTGAATGGGCCTTCATTTCTCTCACTGATATACAATCCTAAAGATATCGCGACATCCATACAGGTAAGATTACCTCCACATGAAGTACTCATTGAACCAGATACGTCGACTAACGGCAAGATTCTTTCAGTGTTACCTTCTAGGTAATTAGGAAGAGCTTTCCACTGTTCTTGTGCTGCATCATTAGTGTTAAGAGATTTGGTAATATCATAAGGATATACTGCAGCAGCATTAATCTTAGCTTCACCTTTCTTAAGGCTTTCAATATAAGAAGAGAATTTTTCAGGTGTATGTTTCTTAAAGCTTTTGCCATAACGTGACATTGCCAAAGAAGGTACATGTTCATAGTTAATGTTCTCCCACACATTGGCACACATTTGTGTTTCAACTACCTTAGTAAGTTCCACCAACTTCTTACGGTAACCTTTAGGACTCAATCCCATAAAGCCTTTCAGCTTAGAGGCAAAGGTTCCTTTACGAGGCATCCATTTTGCACATAGGCCATTACCATCAGTAAGAGCCTTATCAATAAGTGACATTGCATATTCCTCAGATGAAGTACCTTCAAATATTAGAAGATCATCCCAGCGACCATATTCAGGAATAAACCCAATTACATTGGCCATACCTTGTGGATCAACATCAGCAAGATACTTAATAGCAATACGGAAGAAACGACGTTCTCCGGCTCCACCGCGAACATCACGGATCCAAAATAGGTTACGAAGACATGTGGTTTGATCTTCATTCCATGCCTTTGATACCAATGCGATAATATCAGCCTCTTCAGCTGCTCTCATTGCACCGCCTTTGAAAAACAAATCAACATTGTAATTCAATGAAGTTGTATTAGTGGCCATTCCATTTTCAGTAACAGCTCCTGCCATTTTTAATGCCTCAGTAAGTTTCATAATTGCCAAATTAAAATCAGTTTCTATTTATATTGAATGTTTCGTTATTGTTTAAGAAATGATAAGATTTTTTCCTTTACGCCGCTTTGTTTAATTCCTTCTCTGCTACTAGGAGTAAGTACAAAGTTTTCCAATCCCCATGATCTTTCAACTTCTCCTCTCCAATCAATGGTTCTCCTACCCATATCCAGGTCATCTACAGCAACCCAGTGAGTTACTTCAGAGTGATCTCTTAACCAACGAAGAATTTCAAAGTGTCTAGTTTGTTCTAAATCATTTTGCCTAGTCCAAGGAAAATCACCGTCTCTTGGTAGGAATCCATCTTCATGCCAGTTGGTATAATGAAACACCTCAGTTGTTGCAATAGGTCTTTTAATGGATGCATGAAGTCTCCAATCAGATGATACCACAATTTCTGCTCCAGTTTCTTCAATGATACTATTTAGAACAGTAATAGCTTTCTTATCAAAATTATCAAACCGGTATTCAACCGGCATTTCCTTAGTGGTCATAGAGAGTTTTCTTCCTCCCCATTCCTTTTGCTTTTTATAACGGCCGCCCCAGTTATTGGCAAGACAGATTACACCGTCATTATCTAAAAATATAACTTTCATTCTAGTGAGATTAACTAAATTAATTATAATACATACGGTGAGAATCTGAAAGTACGACTACCCTCATTCTACTCACTCTGCCTTAAGCTGTTTGATGTATTTAAGGGCTTTAGCACAAAGTTCAAATTCTTCTGCTTCTTCTACTCGTTGGATATTTAATTCTAAAGCCTCAAGGAAATTTTCTTTAGATATTGTTAAGTCCAATTCTAAATTTTCAATTATGCCAACTGAAACAACGTCTACCTCTTCTTCTATTCCTCGGCAAACAGCATTTACAACAGTTACGGCAACCTCAGTTGCTCTAAGTCTGGCTTCTTCATCCAGTTCATCAAAATTAGTTGCTTGAAATTCTATCATAAACTATTTTTAATTTGTAAACAAACATGACATCTTTCATATTCTTCATCATCCTGAAAAATACGAATCATATTATCCAACATCGTAATAACCTGTTCTTTCGTTACTTCCTTGGACTTAATTAGTTTCTTAATAGAGGATACCGCCACAGGGATATCAAGATCTTCGAAATCCTTGTAGAATTTTTCAGCCTGTTCCCTGGCCCATTCTCTTTGTGATTCTTTCATATCCTCCATTGCATACATTTTCGCTATTTCATCCATTTCGATACCATGATCTTCTGGATTAAAACCATCTTCCGGGTCGTGATTTAGCCAATCTTTATCCATTTTATTTAATTATTTATTCAAATATAACAAAAACTAGAAAGGTCTGAAAGAATCCAGACCTTTTTCTAAAAAATATTTTTTAAGAGATTACTTAAAGTAGTTAAGTAATGCAATAGTCATACCAAATAGTATCTGAACAACCAGCCAAACGGTGATTGCTTGAGTCTTAAATGTTTTAAGTTCATTAACATCCTTAATAGTTCCCTTAAGTTGTGTGGGTGAAGTTATTTCATCAACCTCCTTTTTCCATCTCCACACTTCTTTAGAGAAATCTTCCTTAGCCTTAAGCTCTGTGATTTCTCTCTTAAGATCTTGTATCTCAGTATTTAACCTATTGATACCATCATTAAGTCGCTCAAGCTCTGCTATTACAAGCTTTGAGTATTCATTCCAACCATTTTGGTTTTCATTTGCCATAGTTTTTACATATATCTTTTAGTTTTGAAACAATTTCATCGGATGTTAGTTCTTCATTATGTAAAACTTCATTAACCTTCTTCATACATTTTTTAATAGACACATCTCTATCGGTGAGCGATTCAGCAAGATCCTTAAGTTGATCCAAACAAGAAGGTTTATCCATAAATGATGTACACGTTTTCAAAACTTATGTTTTATTTATTTTAGTCACCGTTACAGGTTTTTCTTGTAATTGTGTATTTTGTGACGCTTCTAAGGCTTTTCTAATAATTACTTTTGCTTGAGTAATAAACCCTTTAGGATTTTCACGAGGTTTAGTTCCACATCCACATCCCATGATTACCATTTATTTTTAGGACAACTTTCAGTTGACCATTTTGCTTTTTTCTTTACGTAACAACCGCATACACCACACTTATTATCAAGTAGATATTTACAAGAGTAACATTTCTCTAGTCTTAAATTATAAGTATGAGCATTGACTGTATCACCTATAAAGATGAATTTGGTCAATGCCCATATAAATCTAAATACCCTTTTCATTGGTTAGGATAACTTTTTGAACTCTACATCAATCTTAGAGTAGTCTACAGCATAGTACTCGTCTCTTGTTACCACAGCGTTTTCGTATCTGGTTCCAATTAGTTCTTGAGCCATAACACCTTGATATCTACCTTCCATTCCAACTTGATCTATGTATTCAAATTCATAAATGTTAATTCCGCTTGAAGATATACCAACTTGTTCAATATTTGTTTTAAGTCTCATATCAGATATTTCCCATGCAGGTACATACAGGGTAGGACCACCAGAGCAGTTAAGCTGAATCCAACCGTATGCAGTATAACCCGTATCATCTGGAACCCCAGTATAGAATCCAACAAATGATGCGATTGCCGGTGCAGCTGAACATGTAAATCCTGCACCACCAGCGCCTTGTGGACCAGAAGGACCTTGCGGGCCAGCAGGACCAGTGCTTCCTTGGAATCCAGTAGGACCGTTTGATCCAGTTGCACCACGGAAACCTTGAGGACCACCTGAACCAGGTCCACCCTGAGGACCTTGGAAACCAGCACTACCAGGTCCACCTTGAGGACCAGTAGAACCTTGATACCCTGTAGGGCCACCGCTTCCAGTAGAACCTTGATACCCAGTAGGTCCTGGAATTCCAGTAGTACCTTGGAAACCGTTCGCCCCATTTGAACCGGTTGCTCCAGTTGCACCTTGACGACCAGTTGGGCCACCGCTTCCAGTTGCACCTTGGAAACCAGCTGAGCCAGGACCACCAGTAGGACCAGTTCCACCCTGGAAACCACCGGCACCACCGCCACCAGTTGCACCTTGGAATCCACCAGGACCATTACCTCCTGTACTTCCTTGGTAACCAGTTAGGCCACCACTTCCAGGTCCGCCTTGAGGGCCAGTAGATCCAGTACTTCCTTGGAAACCATTTGCACCATTTGAGCCGGTTGCTCCAGTTGCTCCTTGGCGACCAGTAGGACCACCGCTTCCAGTTGCTCCTTGGAAACCAGCCGAGCCAGGACCACCAGTAGGACCAGTTCCACCTTGGAAACCACCAGAGCCACTTAAACCTGTAGCACCTTGCCATCCTTGAGGACCGTTTGAACCAGTTGAACCTTGGAAACCAGTTAAACCACCTGAACCAGTAGCACCGGTTGCGCCAGTAGATCCTTGATTACCATTTGCTCCAGTTGCTCCAGTTGCACCAGTTGCCCCTGAACGTCCTTGTGCACCACCTGCACCAGTAGGACCAGTACCTCCTTGGAATCCACCAGGACCATTACCTCCTGTACTTCCTTGGAATCCAGTTACCCCACCGCCACCAGTAGGACCAGTAGAACCTTGATACCCTGTAGGTCCGCCTCCGCCAGTCGCCCCTTGGAAACCAGTTAAACCACCGCTTCCAGGGCCACCTTGAGGACCGGTTGCGCCAGTAGATCCTTGATTACCATTTGCTCCATTTGCACCAGTTGCACCAGTTCCACCTTGGAAACCATCAACACCAGTTCTACCTAAACCACCAGTAGCACCTTGGAATCCTTGGTTACCACCTGATCCAGTAGGACCAGTTCCACCTTGGAAACCAGTTAACCCTTGGAATCCTGTTGCTCCAGTTGCACCCATTCTCCCTTGTTCACCAGGTCCACCAGTAGCACCTTGGAATCCTTGGTTACCACCTGATCCAGTAGGACCAGTTCCACCTTGGAAACCAGTTTGACCACCTGAACCAGTTGCTCCAGTACTTCCTTGGTGACCATTTGCACCAGTAGGACCAGTTCCACCTTGGAATCCATCAACCCCAGTTCTACCTACGCCACCTGTACTACCTTGGAAACCTTGGAATCCACCTGAACCAGTTGCTCCAGTACTTCCTTGGAAACCAGTTTGACCACCTGAACCAGTAGCACCTGTTCCACCTTGGAAACCACCTTGGCCTGTATTTCCTGTACTTCCTTGGAATCCACCTTGGCCATTTGCTCCAGTAGCACCTGTTCCACCTTGGAAACCAGTTTGACCGCCTGAACCAGTAGCACCTGTTCCACCTTGGAAACCGTTTGCTCCATTTGCACCAGTTGCACCAGTTCCACCTTGGAAACCAGTTAAACCGCCGCTTCCGGTTGCACCAGTTGCACCAGTAGATCCTTGATTACCATTTGCTCCAGTTGCTCCAGTTGCTCCAGTTGAACCTTGACGACCTTGTGCACCAGTAGGACCAGTTCCACCTTGGAATCCATCAACCCCAGTTCTACCTACGCCACCTGTACTACCTTGGAAACCTTGGAAGCCATTTGCTCCAGTT